CATTTCTACCTCTTTATAAAAAAATAAGGGCGGGTCATTTATCATAATAACCGCCCTTTCTATTTTATTTAGTTTTTTTACTTGTTGTGCTATTTTTGAAATTTGTAATATCAGCCAAAACATTATAAACCGACTCTTTATAATCTTCCTTTTTTAATGTTTTAAAAGTAATACCAATATTAGCAAGTAGTTTTCTCGCTTCAGCTTTGGAGATAACCTCGTGCATATATTCTTCTATGATTAAAAATAATTGATAACAAGATGGTGTGTCTACATATCTTCTCCAGCTATTTATTTTATCACATTTATTACACGCATAATATCCATTACCACAAATAACACACTCATGATTGTTTTCCATATTAATCCTCTGGAATAACAAATCTCAGAAGCTGACCCTCGTCACTACAATAGTCCTTCAGAGAGTCAATAGTAAATGGGAAGTCGCCCGTCTTGTCAAGTGGTATCTGAGTCTCAGGAGAAAGCTGTGCAGATGCCATGACAACCCAACCATGATATTCAATATTTTTATCACAAATATCTGTAAAGATTGATTCAAGCCAAAATTCACCTGATTTTGGCATATCATTCGTACTCTTTGTAATGTCAACTGCATTTTCAGACTCATATGTATAATATACCTGAATAGTCATTCCTTCCTTGATAGCAGTATCTGTCGGAAGTGTAATTTCTTTCTTAGCCGCATCAAGTGAAAATTCCTTTTCTGAATTTACCGCTGCATATTTGTAAGAAGCAACCTGTTCCTTCCTTTCATTGAGCAGATAAATGAATGATATTCCACCCACAGGAACTTTACTCAGAGTAATCTTTGTTATGTCGCTACCCACCTTAATCTTCTCTCTTTTAGGAATGAGAATTTTGTTAGTAGAACTTGCAACGTTCTTTTCTGTACCCCACTGAGCAGCAAGAAGTGACAGCGTAAGGAACGATGTATTACCTGTAATCTGAGCTGTATCAGCATCATAGTATTTTGCAATTACCGCACCTGTTGCATCTGTCTTATCCTGTGAAGTAGCATTGGTCTGAATGTTTACGTCTTTCAAATCTTCAAGAGTCCAAAACAACACTCCGTCAGTAGGCGAAAACATCTGACCTGAAATAGCTTGTTTAAAAAGCAATTTGTCTGGATTAAACATATTATTTCCTCCTTTATTTTCTATTGTTCCGTTACCATGTACGGAAACAATTTAATTCTTCTTTATTCTTAATGTCCTTATAATAAATAGTACCGCTATACAAACCTGTGGTAAGCTTCTGTGCTTGATTTATGATTTGATTTCTTAAAAGACAATCATAAAAAACATTAATAGGTAACGACCAAACCGTGTCCCAGTTATATTTAAACCCTTCAATATTTGTTAATGTTGAAATATATGGCAACAAAATAGAACGAAATTCTTTTTCTTGATACTCACCCCTAGCTAATTGTCTTTCAAGCTTGTCTAATTCATATTGTAATCTCCATTTTCGGGTGTGTTCATTTCCGTCTTTAATATTGTTATCAGCGATATTAAGCATTTTCCTGAAATATTCAGTAAGCAGTTCATAATCTGCTTTACCTATTTGAATATTGTTATAAACATCAAATAAAATAATATCACCGCTATTCGTGTCAATATAGCGTTTCATCTTACCAAAATCAATATTACGGATTATAAATGAAACATCAGTTAACAAATGATTTTCGACAATATCACAAAACAAGTCAAAACTATCTACTGAGTTAAAATCAATACCCTTGCTCCAAAGATATAGCCTTCTATCATATGGAGTTGAAATTATGTCAGACACAATGACCCAAAACTGTTTTTCACCTAGTTTTGACTCATCTGAAATCTCGTCCAAAGTTGGGTTGTGAATTTCAAACTTGCCTAACATAAATGTTTCTTTTTTATTACGATAAATCGAAAGCTCGTCCATAACTAATTACCCTCACATGGATTTATCGTAAGTTCTTCACCTTGAAATATTAAGGTACGCCTTTTATAAACAGGTGACAAATTATCTGGTACGTCCGAAATAAGTTGTATTCTATTGCCACTCCAACCATCTGAGTTGTTAAATAACTGACCTAACAATTCAGACACATAATCCATTCTAGTTTTGGAAATACCAGCTTTGTTAAGTCTCATTTTATCTTGGTGACAAATTATTTGGATTATCATTTGGGGATAACCCTTAAATGCTCCCCATATTACTTTCGGAACTGAAACTTCAATGTTAAGATACAATTCTACATTAGTTTGAGCGTAAGGTATATATAAAAAAGGGTATATATTAGAATACACAATATTTTCTAGTTCTTCCTCGTCCTTTTCAAATAAATCTAATATATTATCTTGTGATAATATCATAGAAATAGCTTTATTTTTCCACTCCGATATAACAGAATTTATTGGCATTTTACACACCTCCCACTATATTAATTAACAATTCAGACAAAACATCATCAACTGTACAAACCAATTTAAAAGAGCTACCGATTAAAGCATTGTTGTTTAAACACTTTATTTTTACCTTATTTTCATTTACTATCATGGTAATAAAATCTTGTTGTTTATCAAGTAATTTCAAAGACCAAATAACACCCTTATCTGTTTTTGCAGTAAATGTTTTTACTGTACCACCACAACGAATTTCTGCATTGCCACTGTAAGTTATTTCAACAGGTTTGGTTGCATCATTAGGCTTAAAGTAGTCACATAGCATAAGGTCAATTCTATCTGTCTGCGGATTATATTGACTCTCTGACAAGATAATGTGCATACATCTGCTATTTCCAAAAGAGAAGCTGACAGTATCAGGTCTAGTAATTCTATAAGGTGTAGGCTCTTTGTCATTATAATCAATGAAAAAACGCCTATCATGAGGAAAATATTTCGTTTCCTCGTCAAGCGAAATGTACATCATCAACTGATCGTAACCAATGGTAATTACTTTTGTCTCATTTGTGCCTGAGTTGTACTGTGAAGCATTTTGAATATTACACGGCTTATAGTGAACTATTCCGTTTTCGTCTTGCCACTTGATGACGTAATTACACAAATACAAAATAGATTTTTCATACAGTTTGTTATTTGTAGGCTCGGTCAATATTAGCCAAATCTTATTGTCGTATTTAATGTACTTATAGTCCGATATTGTACTAATATAAGCCAAAACCTGTCTTTGCCAAGCTTGTGTTGGCGTATCAGGTATTTCATTTTGAATTATGCCCTTTGTAGCAAATTCATTTTCAAAATTCTCACCATCAAACACTCCACTGCACAGAATAATATCATCTTCAATAACGCTATCCTCTAAAACGTCATTGAATGACATTTCACTATCAAACAACAAATCTTGTTTTTCAGAACCTTCCGTATAATATGGTTGCTGAATTAAGTACCATTCTTTACTCATTCAACCACCTCAATTATACGCAGTATCTTTAAGTTGCTCATAAAGGTCAACTATTTTAAAGTTCACCCAATCAATCTCAACTTTAGCTTGTCTTTTGTCACCCTCTGAGTTGTTTATTGATAAATCCTTAGAAACTATGTTACTACGTTTGACAATTTTGCTATATTGTCTTTCACAATAAAATCTCTTTATTGTATAGCCCAATATATTAACAACTATCTGATTTAAAACAATATCGTTTCCGTCAATATCAGTAAATATTCTTTTCTCATTATTAAAGTAAAGCTGTCTAATTTGAGTTGAAAACTCGCCACAAGCCATTTTAAACCACTGAAAAACAAGGTCGTCACTTAACGCAACCCTTTCAAGAAATGTGGACTCAAAAACAGCGACCACATCTTCATAGGTAGTAGCCATTTTAACCACGCCCTTTCTTAAAACTTATAGCCTGAAATATTTTCTATTTCGTTACGCTTGTAGACTGCCACGTTATCAATTCCAACTTCTTTGGCAAGTGGAATAATCATTTTCTTATCACCTTCAGTAACTACAAGTCTTGAGAGTTCAGCCATAAAATCAGCTTTATTGCTAATACCAAGAAGTGCCTTTACACTGTTAATATCAAGAATAACAGGATCATTATTATCACTCTCGTCAAGTGAAAAAACGTATCTTCTTATATCCTCGTCAAGAATTTTCAGATAAGCGTTATTGCCAAAGCCGTCAGTACCACAGAACATTCCATTGCCTTCCTGTATCTGAGCCATGACCTCTCCAACATTAAGCTGTGCAAATTTCTTTGCATTTGGTGGAATAGTAATATCTCTTTGTGTTTCCACAGCCCTAAAACCCAATTCCCAATTACGAGTGTTTTCAAGAAACACTCTGTCGGTAAGCTGAATTTCCCTTTTAGACTTTACTTCTGTAATATCGTTATTCATTGTGGCAGTAGTTGTATTTTTTCTTACATTTGCCAAATTTTTAATCTTCCTTTCAAATATAATAATAATGTGACAAGAGTTTACACCCTTGCCACATCAATAATTATTATGTAATTAACCCTGCTTTGTAAGCAGACCAATTTCAAATTCTCTGCCCTTTACAACGTCAGCACCAAGCTCCATATCAAAACGTGTCTTTACTGTACCTGTCTCAACATCATTGCCTGTCATAGTTGTAATACCACCACGTCTGAAGATATTTACTGGAGAATTTGCTCCCTGTGCAATAAACCACAGATCATTTGGATTGTAGTATGTGTCAAAACCTGACTTGTCAGCAAGTGGCTTTGTAAAGTTATATGGATTCTCAAGTTCAATAAGAGCTGAACCCTTATAGAAGCCATTCAGACCCGTTCTAGCAATCTCATCTACCTGTGTAGCATTGAAGAATGGGATTGGTGTAGAACCAACTGTCTTATAGCCGTTCCAATCACAGATACCAGAAATAAGTGAGAAGTCACCTGCAATACCAACCTTACCAAGCTTTCTAACCTTATTTACCATACCATCAACCTGTGTCTGAGTTGGAGCAGAGTCATACTCGCCATAGAACTTTACATATTCAGTGTTATTCTTCAGTGCAGACTTAATGACGTCAAACACATAAGCGACACCCTTATTGTTCATGTCGGTCTGTACCTGTGCCATTTCCTCTGCTACAGTACCAGCAAAATTACCAGAAGCAAGCTCACGATAATCAATAGCCATACCAGAAGATATTGTCTGAGTTACGATTGGGTACTCTACCCACTTTCTACCTGCAAAACTTACATCAGAACCAGAAGCCTGAAGCCTAGCATCAAGACCCTCATAAGAATAAGTCTTAACTCTTGGCTGCTCATCATAGCCAATCTCACGATAGTTACCAAGGAAATTAAATACTTTTGTTGCCTCGAGAAGCCTTGGCTGTATAATATACTTTACAATAGTATTAATCTCTGCAACTGCTCTGCTATCGCCTGCAAGTGCCTGTTCACCAAGCTTTGAAATTCTTGAACGTACTGCGTCTACCTTCTGACCGTACTTTGATGTATCTTTGCCTGCAAAAAGAGCAGAACAAATCTCAACTACTTCGTTGAAAGCCTTTGCGTTCTTGACAGCAACCTCAGACTTATTCAGATTATTAAGTTCAAAAGAAGTATTAATCATTATTAAAACACCGTCCTTTATTTTACATTCGTTAATTAAGCGTGTACAACGACTTTAAGTCCGTTACCGCCAAAACTTGTCTTTTCCACAATTTCAAGATACTCTGCATAACCAGAAACATCAGCACTCTTAGCCCACTTACCATCAGTACCAACTACAAGCTTGTCACCTACTGCGAGTGTATTGTAAGCTGTTGTTACAACTGCATCGTCCATATCAAAAAGATGTCCTGCAAGAGAAGCAAGAGTAAAAATGCGTGGAAACTCACCAACCTCAATTCTATAATCATTTGGTGTGAGTGTCTCAGGCTTATCAATTCTGTTCATTACAACTGCAAGACCAGCCTGCTTTGCTGTTATTGCGGTTGGTAGAGCAACAGCCTTTGTTTTAAGATCATATGTAACAGCCATGCCGTTCTCAAGAACAACAGGTGTCTTGAGATAGCCAAAATTCTGTGCTACCTTGAAATCACCAATATTTGCAAATTTAATCATTTAAAATTCCTCCAATCGTATTTTTTATACAAACAGATTATCAATATCGAGTTTATCGTTCTTATCATCATCGTTGTCAGTATCTACGCAACCAAATATGTCAGCGGCAAAATTGTTCTGAGAATTAATCTCAACAGCCATTGCCTTTTCCTTCTTCTTTGTCTCAGCACCAATGCAAGCGTTGATTTCTGTAACAATATCGTTTACCTCGATACCACAACCCATAGGATCTGCGTTAAACTTGTCAAGCTTATCCTTAGCCATGTTCTTTTCATCGTCTGAAAAATCTCCAAGAGCTGAATTGAGTTCTGCAATCTTTGCAGACTTTTTAAGTTCATTCAATTCTGCTTTCATTGTTTCAACGAGTCCGTTAAGTTCATTAATCTTCTCGTCTTTCTGACAAGCATTTGTTTCGGCTGTTGCCTTTTCATCTGTAAGAGTTGCTATCTCTGCATCTTTTGTAAAAATAATCTCATTCATTTCAGCAATCTTACTCTCATAATCTGCATTTTTAGTATTGAGTTCAGTAATCTTATTCTCAACAGCAGAAATAATCTGATTAAGCGTCTTTTCGTCCACTTTCTCGTCCTCCTTTATCTTTTGATTTAGTTCTATCAGTATTGCACTATCGTCACTTGGCTCGACAGTTAAAATGCAATATCCACTATAGTCATAAACTTTTGGTACTCTACCTTTTTCGACAGGCTCTCCGTCATACACTATTTTGTTTTTGCCCTTACCAACAAATTCAACAGAACCATATATTGTATCACCATCATTAATTTTGTTTTCAAGCCATTCAACAAAATGTGGATAACGTTGCTGATTAATATAACCCTCGGCAATAAGAACTTTATGTTTTTCACCATTAATCTGAATATCTTCAATAGACCAACCATCAGCAGAACCTACTTGAACAGAATTTTCAAATAATGGCATATTGCCGTCTTGACCTGTCATTCCATGGTCGTATGGAATATCTTTTTCACTATCCAAAAATGTTGCACAAATAGGCATACCAATAATACTATCTGCGTTATCTCTAACATATTGCTCATTGTAACTAATACCATTTTTGTTATAGTGATTACGGTCTTGATGAATTTCGTGTAGTACCAACTTTACACGTCTGCGACCGTCCGACCTCTTTGCTTCGCTTATTTCACAATGAAACACTAACTTTCACCTCTTTTCTGACATAAAATAAACCTAGTCACTTAACGCAACTTAGGTTTTAGTTTGTTGTTGAAGGTTTTGGTTGAGCGTTTCCATTTAGATTTTCGCTCATTATGCTATTTTCGTTTGTCTTTTCAGCTACCTTACTTCTACCACCATTTGAGTGGTCTGCATCACTTGGGTCGCTATCTTTGCTACTCATGGTATAACTCGTCTTATGCGTTGGATATTTATTTTCCCAATCATTATCCAGTTCGTAATCCATAAGCGACAAGTATACATCACTATCCCAACCAGTGCTTGCAATCCAAGCTGTTAAAGACCCCTTACCTCTAGCATAAAGGTCGGTCATATATTTAACCTGTTTATCTCTATTTACAAAAGTAACAGGTAAAATAGCACACTCCATATAAAGCTTTTTATCCTTAATAATATTGGCGTTAATACATTTATTTAATTCCATAATAAACATATTTATCCAATCATATACGTTTCCTGCAACCAACTCCAAATTCAGTGTTGCAACAGCATAGTTTCCTGTGCTATTACCGTCAAGGACACTACTAGCAATACCTAAATCGGCAGGCACTTTTGATTTATTGGCATTTTCATTCTTTTCATCAAAAATAGAAGTGTCAACTTTTATGTCATTTAATTTTGTACCTGCGGCAAGTGAGAAAAATGACTTGCCATATTTATTTTGTCTTGTAGTAATAGCATCTTTAACTACTTTATGTTGGTTTTTCTGCTGGCTTTCCGTCAAAGTGCAACGTCCGTCCTTTGCTTCAGGAAATGTTTGATAAATAATTTGATTGTTCAACTGATCTAATACATTCCGCTTTGTAGAAGTGAAATAATCTGCATACAATACATCGTCCAACGCACAAATCATTAGTGGAACACCATAAGGATTAATAGCCTTACAGTTAATTTTTGTTACCATTGTATTATCATTATTTAAAACTTTCCATGACTTAATATTATTGTGAGTTGAATATTTACTATATGCTTCTCGAATTTCTCTTGGAAAAGCCTGTAGTTTTCTTCTTTTGTCATCTTCTGCCATATCGTCAAAATATCTTAAATCAAAAGCAACAATAGGTGAACCATTCTTTCTGCCAACTATACGGCAATAGTCAACAGGCAGATTAATAACGGCACATTTAACTCCCAGTTCATTGATCTCTACAATATTTAAAGTATCAATATCATCAAGATATTTGTCAGCGAATACGGACTTTGTAATTTCAAAGTATTTAAAGTCCATTCCCTCAATCATATCGTTAAACAAATTATCTCGAATAACTTCCTTATATCTTATTGTGTCAAGAGTTTGTTGCATTAACTGTCTTGCATTTTCAAATTTCTTCTTGCGTTTAGTCTTTGACTTTGAATAAACCACCTTATCCAAGGTGAACATGGTTTTAAGATAGTTGATAGAAGTCATAACAGAACCATTTTCATAGTACGCCCACCGACAAATTCTGCGAATATTTTTTATATGTATTTGCGGATTATGAGCAAATTTCTTAATGTCCTCAATATTAATAGGCAAATCTTCAATACAATCTTCCCAAAAAGATGTCATTTCATAAAAAGCATTTGACTCATAGGAACGCTCTTGTGTATTTGACACGGAGTTAGTTTCTGAAACATTTTCTGTTTTATCTTGATTGTTTTCAATAACATTCTCAGTATTCTCTACAATATTCTCAGGCATAGCTTCACCTCACTTTCATTTGTGTTTACATTAGTTGAATAAACAACAATAATCGTATTCATCGTTATTTATGTCTTGGGCATATTTATTAACGTACCACAACACATAGATCAATGCCGAAACTCTATCCTTATTTACTTTTTTTACAACTTGTTCAATAGTAATGTTGCCGTTATTAAGATGTTTCATCTTTAAATTCGCGGCTTCTTCAATAAAAGCATCTGTCTCAATAAAAGGTCTAACTTTATCGTCAAAACTATCCCATTCATTATCGGTAAAATCATTATCTTGTCTTTTTTCCAGCAATCTAAGTTTGCCACTATCCACCATATCTATAAAAGTGCTTACAATTTCATTTTGCCAAGTCTGAGCTTTCATATTGTAAAGTATTTGTGGCGAATTAGGAACTTCTGGAACATTATCGTCATTAATAGTGTCCCAACAGCCCAAATCCTTACCTGTAGAATTGTCAATCGTGTCTTTTAAAAGTTCATCAGCCAATCCAACACCAAGTCCATTAGCATCTAACACAACTACTTTAGCCATATAAAGTTTTTGAACTTTTTTGATAATAGCAGCTTGGGCATTAAAATTAAGTACGTTAGGAATATTAATAATATTCACCACATCAATGTAAATAATTCTCCCTTTATCCTTACTTCTAATTACACGCACTACAGCAATAGAAGATTGGTTATTAGAAGTTTTTTGGCTTCTTGCTACATCCACGCCCATATAATATTCCTGTTCTGGATCTGGATTTTGTAAAACCGCTTCCGTTAGAGTACGGCAATTCATTAGTTTATTAATATTAACCAGCGCACCGTCAGCACAGCCGACCCATTCTTGTTCATAGTTCTGAGCAAAGGCTACAACAGAAGAATTTTTCTTCTTTGAAAGTATTTTGCTTTTATTACTTCCCCTACCATACCAACACGGAAGTTGCCAGTTGCTTCCCAAAACTATTTTTCCCTTTAGATTTTCCATATCATCTAACATTGAAATACTACGCTGATATTCGTCTGAACCCCTAAATCCTGCCGTTGTAAAAAAATGAATTTGCTGATTAAGTTCCATTGGGTCTACTATCGCAAGTCTGCCAACCGTAAGTCTTGGAACTTCTACTACGGGCTCAAGGGCATCTTGAAACAGTGCATTATTTAACAATGCGGATTCCTCTATTTTTAACCTTCTACGTCTTTGACCCTTTGTACTTTGAGCATTGGCAATGGCATCTATGGTCGCATCATTTTTAAATTCAATATAAGCATTTCCCTTTGAAAACCTAGCTTCTCTTATTTCGTCCTTTAAAAGTGGATATAATTTTGCAATTTCATTCCACTTTGATTTCAATAAATCTGCCGCATTTTCTTTAGTCTGTGCAGAAAGAGCCAATTCAATATTCGGGAACAGCATTGCTACTACGACCATAGCAAGTACCTCATCGAATGTTTTGCCATATCCACGGCTAAACGTTCCATACATACTCATAAATCTAACGTCACAACGCAAAAATATGCGTTGATCTAAATGCAGATTTAATCCACCTGTTTCAGGCTTCATTAAGTCGAGTAATAAATCAGGATACCACTTAGCCCAACTTATAAAAGTGTAATAATTATGTAGATTTTTGCCAAATACACTATCACTATTTTTTTCAAAATCTTTTATTCTTTGCCAGTTCATTACTTGTCACCATTCTCATAATCTTTTGGCAGTTTTATAAACGTTTCAACAGAACTCCTATTTTTTTCCGATGTGTCATCAGTAAAAATACCATAGGGATCTCCATACTGAGAAATGTACTCATTCTTCATGTCGTCATAAAATTGGTATACTTCCTTATACTCACACTTAGGTAATCCTTTTAATTTTCTAGCATAGTTAATATAGCACCATATTATAAAATCAGGAGCATCGTTAGGTTGGTACTTAAACTTAGGTAATATTTCAACAATATCAACCGCCTGTTCACAAGCTTTTGATATTTCCGAAATGCAAGTTACTCCACCTTGCAAATCAGCCTGCGTTAATTGTTTTGGAGTCAACTTTGCTTTATCAGCAGCATCTTGGGCAGCTCTATTCCATTTGTCAGCACTTCCAACATCTCCTGCTGCTGTAGCTTCTTCCTCTTTCACTTTGAAACGAACATAAGTTGCTAAAGCTTCCTCGTGTAAGTTTGTTTGAATTGAGTAGTTTTCTTTTAATTTATCAAACTTTTTCTTCATTTTTCGGTACTGTGATTTTGTGTACCCCTCGCCAAATAAGTCAGTAATATCGTTTGTAACAACGAAATCATCAACCATATTTACATATACTTCTTCGTTTCGAGGAAGCATATTACGTTTTTCCGTTGTAGTTACTGCCTCAGTAACAGACTTGCCTTGATTAAACAAATTCATAGAGTCCAAAAAAGATAGTTTCGTATACTGTGGCAATGTTGACACATTCTTAAAATAACAGCCTATAATATCAGTTCTACCCTTGCCCAATTCTAACGATCTTCTTACTTCACTCATAGCAGAGTCAAGAGCTTCTGGTATATATGGTTTATCCATTAACATTAGTTTCTTTTGGAATGCTTCTATATTTAAGCTTCCGTCAGGATTATAAGAACCCTTTTTAACACAAGACTTACATATGTTTACTGTTTTGCCATCAGTGGAAATATTACTATTTCTAGTAGTATAAAATTGTGACAGTGGCTTTTCCTTGCCACATTCTGTACATATTTTTGTACTTATAGGGGTTTTTACTTTTTTCCTTGGCATAATCAAGCCACCTCCTTCTTATTTGTTTGATTTTCAAGCCAATATAAAAGCACCCCAATTTTCAATCAGAGTGCTTAATTTGGTATCTATTTAATCACTATTCTTTAACAACCTTGTTCTCAAATTTCTTGTAGGCATCAAGATACCACTCTTTTTTATCGCCATTATATGTTAATTCATAATACATACCGTCAAAAAGAGTGCTTGAAAGCAAGTATTTCCAGTTCTGCAATGCTTTGCACTTCCATACTGTGTAAACTTCAAAATCAGGCTTTGTATCTGATTTGTCAAGATGTTCTCCAATATAATCTCTTACAATTTCTATTGCTTTTTCGTCCATAATTATTTTCCTCTCTATATTTGTGTAATAAAAGCACCCTTTTATAGCCCTATGAGTGCTTACTCGCTCAAAAATCAAATTTATCCTTATTCTGACTAATTTTCTTTTTATCAACCCTAATATAAAATTTTCTTGTCACGTCAGTTCCACTATGGTTGAGCAATGCCGAAACATCTTCTAGTGACATACCTGCGTTTTTATATAGCGTAGCTCCAGAATGACGAAAATCATGAGCGTGTAACGTTGGAACATTAATCATTTCACCAATAATATGACACCAAGAATTTAATGTGCCATTAGTTACCTTATCAAACTTTCCGTCTGTGTAAGAAACAAAAACATAGCCATTGTCAATAATATTATTTGTCTTGCGGTACTCAAGTAAACCTAACAGCAGTTCCTTAACTTCTTCCGAAAAATAAAGAGTTACAACATAGCCTTCTTTTTCAACTACATCATTGACAACCCTATTGTCAAAATCAATTTGTTCCCACTTAGTATTCGCAACCGCATTAACTCTAGCCATTGTAGACAATGAAAATAGAGCATAACACTGATATTGTAAAGCCCTATGTTTCTTATGATGCGTGTCAGCGTTTTCTACTAAGTTTTGTAAGGTAATTCTTAATTCCTGTACCTGTTCAACAGTTAAAAACGTCTGAGTAATAACATCTGTATCTTTCTTAGGTCTATCCATAAATTCCATTGGGTTTTCTGTAATTAACTTCTTCTTACGCAGAAATTTATAAAAAGCTGAAATTGAAGCCATACGCCTTTTCATACGTCTTGAATTATTACCCTCAGTTTTACAAAAATATAAAAATTCAGTTATATCATCTTCCGTTAAGTCAATAATACTTTGATTACCCTGATTTTTGTATATGTATATCCACCAAGACTCTAAGTCATTTTGATATCCTGCGATAGTCTTTTCGGAGAGTTCTCTAAGTGACATATCAATTTTATATTTGTTCCATAGTTTCATTGTTTCTGAATTGATTTTTGAAAGTATTTCGTCATCATGTACTTGGATACGTTTGCTTTTCTTAGCCATTTAACCTCTCCTTTCTTCTAATATCAAGCTTTCTTTAGAGTGTCGCTTTTAGCACTTATTCTTCATTTTGGGGTTTCTTTAGAGTGTTGCCCTCACACTTAATCTTCTTTATTTCGCCCATAAGGGCTTGAATTTTGTTTTTTGGAGTAATACAAAATTCTCAAAACCATAACTCAAAATACCCCTCACTGGGACACATTGTTAAGAGGTGCGTAAGGTTGAATTACTTTGTAATTAAAACTAAGGATAGTCAACAAAACTTTGTCAACTATCCGTGCAAAAATCTCGTCAGATTTTTCATTTAAAAGACTCAACGTGGTACGCATTTTTAAGAGGCGTGTTGAGTTCTGTTTTGGCTGTCAGAGTGAGACTCGAACTCACAACCTCCGCATTAACAGTGCATTGCTCTACCGATTGAGCTATCCGACAATATGCAGGATAACGCTTGCTATCCTGCAAAATATAATAAAAGGAGTTGTATTTAACTACAAATTATTCGTTAATTGTAAAACCAAAATAAAGCTTTGGAACATAATCTTCTTCAGTAAAATCCTTGCCGACAAAATCTCGCTGAACGAAAACAACACTCTCATCACCAACAATTATTGGCTTATCGTCACGTCTTGCTCTTTCACAAAACAACTCGTTTTCAAAAGTTGAAACAACAAATTCGCCACCATATCCGTTCCACTCAGGCGGATCAAGAGAAATGGAATTAATTTTAGTTTTATTGTCAAATGATAAAAATTTCTTGATAATCTTACAAGCCAACTTGTAATCACATAAAACACTAAAGCCCTCATTTTCCAGATATACATCTATAATATCCTGCATGAAAGTATCAAAATCGTTATAACTCTTTTTAATCATCATAGTATTCACCTACTTTACTTTTATATCATAGTTGGCAATCTTGCCAAATTCATTATCAAATATAAACAGGCTTGCACCCGTGTCAGAAGTCTTGCCTAAAGACATAGCATAGTCATCAGTGCCTACCATGGAACGTATTGTAAGCACCTCTGAATGTTTTGCATTTTCCTTTGAGGTTTGGTGATGCACATGACCTGCCAAAACGTAATCAATGTTTGTATTGTACGCTCTTGAAAAAGAACTTGTGCAGTTCTGTAAATCCTTTACCTCACCATGACAACCAAGCACGTTATAACCCTCAACATCGCTGAAACAAAAGCCTGTTTCATTCTCAATTATGTTTACATTTCGATTATATTTAAGTCTTTCCCTTATGAAAGCAATAATCACCTTTGCCATGTTTTCATCAGGAAAACTATTCTTAGGCTGTCCGAGAAGTCTAAGTTGTGAATGATTACTGTCCTTAACCATTTGGAAATTCACTTTTGTATATTGAGAAAGATCATTGAGCCAATTAGCAAGAAATTCAGCATACTTTATTGCCGAATCTATGACACCATATCTAAGGTGCATAAGCTGAGAATTTAATCTGAGAAGTCCTGATATACTGTCGCCAAGTTCCCAAACATTAATTTCTGCCAAGTCCTCTTTAGCAATGATGTCAACAACTTTTTCGAGCATACTCCACATTCTGCGTTCAAATATCTCTGGAGAATATTCGTTTATTACATTGCCAAATAGATCTTTTATGCAAAACTCTATGCCAAAGTGACAATCAGTAAATGCCAATATCGCAGATTTGCTATTATTTACTCCCGACAAATAATCAGGAACTATAATAGGGTCTATATCAGAAATTGCATTGACTATTTTTTCAGTTATCAATTCATCTCGTGCATTTTCTCTAAGCCACCTATTATTCTCCAACTTCTCTGTTTGAAGTTTATATCGCTCTTTCTTTAATTCACGAATTTGGTCTTGAATTTCATTAAGGGTGTTTTCTGTATCTGCAAAAGTTTTCTGATTTGCATTGAACATTTTCTCAAAGCATTGGAATTTCTTACGATAAGTTGACTCGCCAAAATCAGCGTTAAGTAATTCGTTTAAAATATCTCTAACATCATTCCAAGTGCCTATCTTTTCCTTATCTTTGCACACTCTAAATATAAGTTCGTCATCAGACTCACCTTCAAATCTTTTGTATGTAGAAATTTTAAATTCCTCCCACTATGCAATTTCATCTGTCTGGTTTACAGACAGTTTTACTTCCTGACCGTTGAAATCTGACATAAGTTCCGCAAGGGCAATTTCACCCTCAATATCTTCAACGCTAAATGTTATTTTTCCATTCTCTATGTTTACAATGCCCTGTACCGACAGAACGTTCTTTTTTGTTATTTTAGCCATTTATTCTAATCCTCCAATTCGTCAGCCCAAGTTGATACCCAACCTCTATGATTAGTATGCAACTCGCAAATCTGACAATGTTCTTTTCCTGAAAAATGATTTAGATATTTCTCAAATCCACTTGCCTTATGATTAGGTAAATCAATCTGTCCTGTATGTCCTATGCAAATTGTCTTGCAGTTTTCACCTATTCTTGTTAGAGTCTTTTTAAAATTGTCAAAAGTTGCGTTCTGAGACTCGTCAATTATAATAACTGCGTCCTTGAAGTTTACACCTCTGAGATAAACGTCCGTAAGAGGTTTAATATAACCTTCTTCATACTTCTCAGAAACAAGACTATTGGTACATACAGCCGTAAATGAAAATAAATATTGGCTTTGGATTGTGAACTACCGACCGTCTAAAGCCAGTCGGCTTCTTGCTTCAACGTTCTCGTAACCTACTAACTCCACAAGCGTAAATTCCGATAGTTCCTATCGTACTGCTTTATTGTTTAGGCTGATTTAACCAACCTTAATCCTTCATTTAATATATTAATAGCAGCATTAATATCTCTGTCATGGTGTGTGTGACAATTAGGACAATCCCACTCTCTTACAGAAAGATTTTTTGTTCCCTTATTAACATATCCACAGACATTACAAGTCTGACTACTTGGGAAATAAGTATCAATCTTAATATACTGTCTACCGTTCCATTCAGCCTTGTACTGTAACTGCCTTGTTAGTTCATACCAACTACAATCAAAAATACTTTTTGCAAGTTTATGATTTTTAACCATATTACTAATTTTCAAATCTTCACTCACTATCAGTTGGTTTTCCTGTATTAGCTTGTGAGAAATTTTATGTAAATTATCAATACGGATATTTGTTATCTTCTCATGAAGTCTTGCAACTTTAATACGCTGTTTATTTCTGTTGCTACTACCTTTTGCCTTTTTAGCAAGTTTCCTTTGTTCTTTAGCAAGTTTCTTTTCATATTTGTAAAGAGTTTTAGAATTTTCAAATTTATCTCCGTCAGATGTAATAACTAAATCCTTAATGCCTAAATCAATACCGATCATAGCACCAGTAGGCTTCATTTGAAAATTTTCACAATCCACAAGGATAGAAACAAAATATTTATCACTTGGTGTTTGTGATATGGTGGCTGATTTGATAATACCAACAAATTCTCTATGAACCTTAGCTTTTACCCATTTAAGTTTTGGAAGTTTAATTCTATTGTTTTCAAAGTCAACTTCAATGTTATTATTAGTACTGTTTGTGGAATAAGCTTTCCGATTATCTTTCTTACTTTTGAATTTAGGATAACCAGAATGTTCTTTGAAGAATTTCTGATATGCACTATCCATATTAAATACTGCGTTGTTAAGAGCAAATTTGTCAATTTCTTTAAGCCATACATATTCTTTCTTCAGAACTTGTGTACAATATATATTGCAATCAAATTTACTCATAGATTTCTTTTCTGTTTCATAAAGATTTTTTCTATAAGCAAGTGTCTGATTATAAACAAACCTACAACAACCAAATGTTTTCTGTATTTGTATTTCTTGTGTTTTATTTGGATATAATCTGTACTTAAATGATTTAAGCATCGCCTCACCGCCTTTCTATCACTATCATATCACGGTGATAGCACTTTGTCAACACTGCAATGTAAACAAGTTGTAAACTTCAGCTATCACCTTGACATCACTTTTTGTATGTGTTATAATTTAGAAAAGGAGATGATATTATGGCAGTATCTAAAGATAATGTAAGAACGACACTTACTATTCCTAAAGATTTAAAAAATCAATTAGAACAACTTGCAAAAGAACAGAATCGTAGTCTAAACAATTTAATTTTAACTTTAATTAAGAAATCTCTTAATGAAAAGTGATTTTATCACCAGCCTAACCCACCGTCTAAAGTCAATGGGATTATGGCTGGTTTTTATTTTCAATGAGATTATAAAACTCATCTACCTCGTAATCAATGAAAAATGTTCTGTTTTCTCTCGATTTCCAATAGTTGTACTCTTCAGGCGTAGGGTACTTTCTCTTATCCAAATTATCTACAATGGAAATTGGAAGTTCTTCTGTTACTGTCATAAAAAATAAATTCCTTTTCTAAATAAGTTAGTGGGATATACCCACCCTTACAGACGTACTGTAAGATATTTTTTAATCAGCTCTGTACTTGGCAAGCAGATTAACAACCGCAGATGTTTCCTCTGCGTATCTCTTACCACGATTAGAACCATTGTTTTTCAGACGGCACGTTTTGAAAATCTTAACGTTCTTAATGTTCTGACGAAGATAATCCGGCTCGTCCTTTGTGACGAAAATCATGTGTAAAATAACCACCTTTTCAATTTTAATTTTGTACACAATGCCTATTGAATGTTGACTTTGTGCGTGCTATAATATATTATGGATAAGTATATTTATTATCTATATCCATAATAAGAAATAACACCATAAAATAAAAACACCTCGCAAAAGCCCAATAATAAAGGGTTTACGAGGTGTTTGACTATTTTCTATTTAAAATTGACTACTTCACATTATATTTCTGGCTTTAGCCATTGATTTTCTTTGATATTCAAGTTGTTTGATATGTTGACATTTATCACATCTTTGCTTATTATTTGCTTTGCTATCAACCACAAACTCCTTACCGCAATCACAGCAGGTTAAGACCTTGGTTTTAATTTTTTGATAACCTTTGCAATTTTTACAGTACAACTGACTATTTGATCTCTTATAAAATAGCCTTCCACAATTTTCGCAACGTGCATATTTTTTACCTCTATACAGCATATATTCTTTACCGAGTTCTCTCATGTCGGTAATTTTTAGCACTATTAGAGAACTATCATCAATAAACTTTACTTGAAGATTTGTATTTCCGACAGCCAATGCTGGCTGTAACATTCCTGCTTTAACTAACTTATGTATCATCATTTCTTTTTCATATCTAGTTTTATTCACACTAGATAGAGAAAACAGCATTTTGTGGCTAGTACAAATCCAATTATTATTTCTTGCACAAAGAATATTTCTATATTTAGCAAGGCACAATGCCGTAAAAGCTATTCTCTCAACTGGTGGGCTTTTAAACCTTGCTATATCTTCAAGTTCCTTTTGTGTTATGCCAATGTATTCAATATTAATTGGTGGGTTATTGCGTGTTCTGTCAACTTGTCTTTCAACGCTTTTCTCCCAATCAGAATGTCTGTAATTTATACCTGTTGATTTGATAAAATCAGTTAGTGCAGTAATTATTTTAGATTTTTTATACTTCATAACATATCGGTAATATTTAGCCAACAAAAACAATGATTGTGACGGTTTTACACCTAAATCTTTACTTTCAATTATTTTTTCTGCCTCGGCAATTTCGTTTAAAAATATATCCATTTACACACCAACCTTTCTTACGGCTTTTCTATATTTTGTTCCACCATACTCAATATCTCCAGTCTCATCGGGTACATAATAAGTCATCTGCCAATCATTTAATCTTAAAAGATTCTCAACAATAGTGTCGCCACAAATATCCCACACAAATTTCTTAGATTTCTCTGTTTTATAGCATATATCAAGCAATATATCACACAACACAAATTCATCTGTGCAAATTTCAGAACATAACTTACGATAATTTTCTGTCATTATCATCTTGTCATTGTCAATTTGTTCTTTGTTGAAACGTTGTTTTTTAGACAATACCATGTATTGAGTTATATCCCTTGTATAATTCTCGTACATTTTTTTTAATTTGGAATAGTCAGAGTGCTTATCATTTTGTCTGCATTGCATAACTTTATAATCAAATCTAGCTGACGATTTAACTTCCGTGTTATAATTTTCAAAAGCCAACTCAACAGCCCTGCAAATACGATTCATAGTACAATCATTAACGCTAACAGGCATTTTTTTGTAATACCAATCCAAATACTTTAGCTGATCTTCCGTTTTATCTTTAAGACCCTCTAATTCAGAAATCGTCATGCCAAATAAATTTATACATTGAGCATTATTATTTTCAATATAATTTTTATATTTTGACATTTCCTGCGGATATATGTAACACATAAAATATGGTTTCTTATCAGCAATGATTGTTTTGTTAAATTCCTTTGCGACTCTTTCCTCGTCACTATCATTATCATTGTAGTTTAATGCAAATCTGTTGTACCACGCCTCAGGCATAGGCTTGGATATAATACCTTTTGCTTTATCTATTGCCAATTATGTTTAGCTTTTGTCTGTTATATTTTATTTATGAAACAACTCGCTCAGGACTCCATCCGTATTTTTTATACCTTTTCCACAAGGTATCATACTTAATACCTGTTATCGAAGCCCATTCTGACAATGAATGTGTTTCATCATTTACTGTCATATATATCGTATTTCTTCTGTTATTTGATTGCTCTTTCATCGTATTCCATCTGCAATTTTCAGGGGAATAATTTCCATTTACATTTATTCTATCTAAGGTACAAGTACCTCTCTTTGCTGTATTATCATAACCTGAAATTATTGCCCACTCTTTAAAATTAGCAAAGTCATCCCATTCATCACATATTTTAATTCCTCTGCCACCATAATTATGATAAGCCCGACAGTTCTTGTTATTACATCTTTGTCTCATACTGTCCCATATAGCGTAAAGTCTTGTACCATAGCCATTATGCTTACTATGCTTTTTTGAGGCTAATTCTTTTTTCAAACAGCCACAGGATTTTGTTATGCCTCCTGTTAAAGATGTTCCTCTAACAGTGACATAATTACCACACTCACACTTACAATTCCACATTTTCTTTTTACTTGCTTGAAATTGTGCAGAAGATAAAACAGTTAATCTCCCAAATTTCATCCCTGTTAAATCCAACAATAAACACCTCCTTATTCTTTATTTTTTCTTTATATATAACAGACAATATTGACGCTACTCAACGCTGGTGTGTAATACACCCTCTATCTTTTAATAGAGTTCGGACTATATCTTCTTCCGCTTGGGAGTTCACCACTGGCTTTACCAATCACTTGTAAAGCACTTAGTCTCTGAACCTTCTCCTATTCGGAGCTTGGCTGCTGATTATCCATTATAAAACATTTAGGATTTAACCTTGTGTCATTCTAACATTTTTTTCTACTTTCGTCACTTTCACGTTTAGGTATTTCAACCTTGCGTTGTAGTATATTAGACTTTAGGATTTTCCAGCAATTCAATGAATTATTTTTCAAGCACGTTACCGTACAAGCGAACTTTTAGATAAAAATTCTGTTGGAGAAGCTGACCGCACATAATACGATAATCTAGTATTTTATATTCCCTACTTTCTTTTGGATATTTTGCTTGAACATCATACATTGCAGTTATTCTATTTGTGATTTTACCAATTTCTTCACCAAAGCTGTTATAATTAGCCTGCATTAAATTGGACTCACAAATAATTTCTTTATTTGCCTTTTTTTGAGCACACATAATTGTCTTAGTTGGTCTTGTGTTTTTGAGCAATATCGGATTATCTGTTGTAATCAAAGCATCAGAATCCTTATCAAAGCCGTTCAACGCTGCTGCCATACTGTCATGACAGTTGACAATATTAACAGTTGCCATGTATTTATACCACTCTGACATCATTTTATTATCTGTGATGTTCATAACCCTAATATTATTATGACAGCTCATTGGCGCTCTGAAACAAACAACCCTATCAGACCCATAATCAGACCAATATTTTGAATACATTTCTCCAGCTTTAAGTAATCCATAATCATCATTCTCAACTTTTACTCCAAATATTTTTTGACACAAGGCAAATGGATCGCCTGAAATAACAGCATAATTGCCATGCACTTTAAGTACACCGATTTTAGCCTGTGTAATTTTTTTCTTAATCATATAGTTAATACGATTTATAACAAATGGGTCATTTGCCATACTTGGCTCTATCATAACCGACTTAGTAACATTATCAATCTCATTTAAGCTAAAATCTTCATCTGAGGTAGCCCCATTTAAAAACAATATAGTTTTGTCAATATCTCCGTGAATTACATCTTTTATTTCATTAACCGTAGGGGCTATCAATTCTTGAATTTCCCCATCTGTTAATTCATAGCTTTGCAGGAATTGATAATTCATATTACGTTCATTTTCAAGTTTCTCAGGACACACTTTTGTTACTCTAAAGCCATATCCGTTATTTTTACAATTTCCCAAATACGAATCAATATTGTCATAACTATCCCACAATTTTAACATCGAAGTTGTAAGTATTAAGTCTACATTTTTTATATTATGTTCATTTCCCCATACATCAATAACAATACAATCACCATTTTCATTGAATGTACCATATTCATAGGCAAATTTATGAAAGTCAAACGTGAACACCATGCCCTTACAAAAGCTATTTCTTATGCAGTACCCACTAGGTATATAGTCCTCAAGAACATCTTTTGCCCATATCTCCGACAATGTAGGTGTTATTAAACCATAACCGTCACTGTCATTTACTTCTATAATTTCAGGATTATCAGGCTCAGTTAATACAGGCTCTCCGTCAAACTCATCTGTTATTTTTATAACCTTTTCTTTGCAAGTTACAATCAAATCATCTACCACAAGAATATCTTTTGGATGTGTCACAGGCACAGAAGCTGAACAAGTTAATGCTTTATAAGCTTCAAACTTAGCAGGCACAAGTTCCTTGTTTAAGTTTCTTCCATTATTCATGCGTCTTGTTAATTCCTCACATAATTTTATATGCTGTGAGTTCTTTGCGGCAGCATAAATAACTGTGTTCTTTTTTATACCATTTGTTGTGCCTATAAGTCTATTATAGTACGTTCCGTTTATTCTAAATCCGTAACTCAGCTTAAAAATATCTTCCTTATTATTCATTATAATCGCAACATAGTCAAGTTTACATTGAATGTTATCTAAGTCCTGATAACATTTCTTAATTTGTACACTCGTATTTCTCGACTTTGGCTGCTTTTTCAAAAGCTTTATTTCTCTCTTAATTTCCTTTATCCTATCTGCGGTAAATTTTCTATCTAATGAATTTATCTCGTCAATCATTTGTAAAATTTGTCCGTCAGCAAGAGAAATAATTTCCCTATTATCTCTAGCTTCTTGTATAGAGATCTTTAAATTTTTATCAGGTGCTTTTAAAATTCTTGAACTGTGCAACTTAAAAATAAACTGCTGATACATTTGTTGTTTAGCCATTTGTTATTCCTCCCATATATTTATTAATTACTGCCTTTTGTAATTGCTTTGAAAAATATTCTTTAATCACAGAAACCAACTGCTGATTGTCCGAATATTTAAGTGTTTCAATTTTTACAAATTTAGTTGCTTTTTGCCAATAGCACTTTCTGCAATGAGTTGAATTATTTTTTATCCTACGATTATACATCTCTGTTACACACACATCAATCGAATTTTCTTTGATGAACATTGTGAAAGGAGCAGTAATATCGCTTGCAAACTTCATCATAATCAAATATGGGGAAGATAATTTGCCTTCAAGTATGTCGATTTTACAATGATGACATACTTGTGCATACCATTCTGGAATAACTTTGCAAACCTCTACCAAACTATGAATATGTCGTCTCTGCTCTTGCTTTTTTAATTCCGCATTGTGTTTTTTTATTGATAAATCAATATATTTTTCCATGGTTTGATTCACAAAAGTAAATTTTCCGTCAAACATTACATTCTCTAAAGGTATTTCGTTAAAATTCCAAAGCAGTAAATTATTATAAGGTAACAAGTTTTTGTTCAAAAGATCTTTGACTTTAGACAAAGTATTGTTCTGATAGTCAAACATTGCATATGCAATATTCTCAATATGTGTCCTGCCAGTTGAATATTTTTCCTTACCGCCAATCCAAATGTCATTAATTTTCGCAGCTTGATACAACTCATGGCGTTCTATTTGCTCACTTGCTATTGGCGTACACTGAAATTCTATAACGTACTGTTGTCCTCCAAACTCAAACATGATGTCAGGTCTTTGTTTTGTTTCTTCTATATAACCCTCCATAACAGCCTTGACAACACCGTTTTGTTTCTTAATCCAATTAAATAATGCTATTTTACCTTGAATATGTTCTTCTGTTTCGGGTTCAGAGTAAATTGTCTCACATTTAGTTTTGTCTTTGTGTCTAAAAAAAGGGCTTACCAATTTGCCATGACAATATTCATACTTCCCATGACAAACAGGACATTGCAAAATTCCTTTGTCCGCCCATTTTTTCAAAGTATCTCTATCATACTTATTGTCATAACAATTTATAGGTTGATTATTAATTTCTGCCGTAAGCATTTATATCTCCTATCTTTATATCTATCATAATCTACGTTCTACCGTCAGGAACATACATTAATTGTGTTAAATTTTAAAGAGTAATACTTTACAAGTAAAATTATACTCAAAACAATTTAGCTGTAAAATTAACACAATTAATGTACAATTTTAACTAATCTTTATTTCTCGCAGCTAAAAGCTTTTGTTTATGTTCTTCTGAGATAACTCTTTTAGTTGGGTGAGCGTTTCTAATACTAATGGCTTTGGCAGGAGCAACAAATGTAGCTCCGATAAAAGTACCGTCAGTGTGTCTTGTTTCATCAATCTGCTTCCAACCTTGCTTTTTACATTTGTTGGCATACTTCTCAATACAAGTATACAAATTAGCGATCCACTCGCCATTCTCGCATGAAATGTTAATTGTAACCTCACGTTCCTCTGCGGTTACTTTACTTGTTACCGTATATGTTCTCATAAATTTAACTCCTTCCCAATTCCTTTATAATTTCGTTGCTAACTAACACAAATTTAGTAAACTGTTTTCTATCAGATAATATTACATCTTTCTTAGTCTTAACCTTCTTCCTAGTCATTTGATTGCGCCAGCCTCTTGTGGTGTTTATCTTCTTGTAAACCATAGACAGCGTGTGTGCATGGTGAGCCGATCTATCTTTCATAACATCTGCCAATGTGTGAGCAATAAAATCAAAGCTGTCCTCTGAAGTAAACTGTGTAGCATTATAAATACAACCATCGTCAGATGTAAACCTATCCCCATTACCTACACAAATCATAAGCTGATTACAAGCCTGAGTAAACCAAGCCTGATATACATGATTATCCGCAATAGCATTTATAATACTTGGCTGTATTGTAGTACAATCACAATTGTACTTATCTGTAAACTCACTAAGAGCCGTAACAGTACAAAAGCCAAACATTGAAGTCATTTGAGTATAAACTCTATGTAGCATATCTGCAAACTCAACAACCTCACCTGTAGTTCGTAAAGCATTATCCTGTAACTTCACTATAAGCGGAGTGCTAATTTGTTTCTTCCATATGTTCAAAGCCTTTTCGTTTGGCACTTTCTTAGCCGATAATGCGAGTAGCATATTCTGAAGCTGGGTAACCGTGGTTTGCAAAAGTTTTAGTTCATTGTCTTTTTCCGAGCCTGTCATAATATAGCTGCCTGTTCTATGTATTGTCGGAAGAACTTCGTCAAATATCCAACTCTCAAAGCGTTCTGCGGAAGGGAGTTTACTATGTGCTATAAGACGATAAACATCACCCTCTGAGATGAATGACATTTCAATTTCCTTGTTTTTAGATTGTGGGTGAGGTGTACTGTGTTTTACAGTACACCTACAATGAGCAGATATAGAGTCATTTGGTCTTGCATATCCTAATGCCTTAGCTACATCAGAACCACAAAAGTAAATCTTGTTATCAATATCTACCGTTCTTACCTTGCCAAAATCTTTGCTCTCGAATACAGTTATCATAGTTTTGTTATTTTCTGTCATTTTAATCTACCTTTCCGTTTTAGTTGCTGTCATATAATTTGTTGTGTATCATTTTCTTTTGCCAAAGCTCTAGTTCCTGAACGCTGTTAAATCTAGGAATATTGTCTTTGTTTATATGTATGTGAAAATCTCTCAGCACTCTAAGGCACAATCTAACTTGCTGTTCTGTAGGCGGTTGTTTACGAATTGTCTCGTTATTGTTTATTCTTTTAGCTTCTGCGAGTACACCATTGGCATACTCACTCTCTGTAAGTTTTGTTAGTTTAGGCATTGTTCATTACCTCCATTCCTGATTTTATTTGTATGTATCGGTCAACAATTTCCTCGAAAATATCTCTAAGACTTGTGTCGCTATCAATAACATCTATCATTGCTACGTTTTTACAATCTATTTGTGACAACAAATAATTTTCTTTGTAGGAGTCAAGGTCAATATCGTAGTCCGACCTCATCATGCTGTAAATATCACCATAAATAGATTTTCTATCATCATCATTTGTATAACCTAAGATCTTTGCAAGCGAAACAATTTTCTGAGACATTTTGTTTTTCCAAGAAGAATAATACGCAGGTGGTACAATAAGCATTATTTTCTGCCACATACGAGAAAGCTTATCCTGCATTGTGGTGTTTTGTGCAGAAATGATTTGCAACTGACGTGTAAGCTGTTCATTAACTTTATTAAGCTGACCCACTTCATTGGCAGCATTAACAATCATAGAATATTCTTCTCTTGATAATGTTACGGTATTCAAACTATTGGAGATAAGTCTATCCATAATCTCCCAGCACCAATCCATGAACTTATCTGCTAATGGTTGCCTAGACCAACGGCAAATCTCCATAATGCCTTTGCGGTTATAAAACATTCTGTCCTGAATTGCACCATTAGAGTCGATACCCCCAGAACGCACCCCTCGACTAAAGTCACTTTTAATTAAACAACTATAATTATCAAGTCTATCTCTATGTTTCATGTGAATCTTTTTAATTGCTTCACTTGGATTTTTATAACCCAATGCTCTACCAATCTGTTCTCTTGTGACAAGATACTCATTGTTGGCGTTACCCCAAAAGTCACAAGTTGCGATTTCATTAAATACGTCTGTTTCTACAAGTTTCAAGTTGTTCATTTTGTTGTCTCCTTTATTTTATCTCACATATAATCTTCTGCGTATGTATCGTCAGTTTCAGCCAGCATAGTCCAATACTCACTGCGAAACCTTAAATATTCTTCATTGTCGTCTAAAGGCTTGTCCTGAGCCTCGTATGTATAATCTTCAGAGAATAATTCTTGTAAAGAAGTTGTTTTGCGATTTCTACTCATTGTTTTCACCGTCCTCTGTATTAAGATAAGACTCATTATAATCAGCCTTAGAATTAGTTTTTGAGAATATCGTCTGATATTTCTTAGTTACAATAATATCGTTTTTATCAGCTAAACTGTTACTGATTAAATACTCATTAATAATATCTTCTATCATATTGCGATATTGCGGAACACACTGATATGGGTCAAGAGGATAACATTTATCCAAACAATTTTCATACAAATAGTCTTGTTCTATCTGGTATGTATCAAGTCCGTATCTGTTAGCAAGCTCTTTAAGAATTTCTCTATACAATGCACCCCTAGTAATACCAAGACTATCTTCTATTAATTTATATTTAGGGTGCATACGACCAAACCATGGACTATATGTTTTCTTGGGTAATTTGTTTTTCTCTAATTCTTCTTTGAGATTTATTACCTCTGCTTTTAATTCTTCAAAAGCCTGCGTATTATATGTACCAGTTTTACGAAGTGAAGGAAGAACCTCAGAAGTTACCCAGTGTTTGAAATTCTTTGCGGTTGACAATTTACTTCCAAATACAAGAGAATATAGACCGCTTTCATTTATAATTGTCATTCCATAGTGGCTAATATTTTTAAGGTCACCATTTTGGTACGCTTTAAGTTCATCATAGTTTAAGAACCTTTTATCTTCAATATCTACATGATCTTTTATAGCGTTAGCTAAAGCCTTACTTTTAACTTTTCCATTTCCATAACCCAAGATCATTGCCACGTCCTTACCTACAAACCAAACTTCTCCGTCAATCTCAACCGTTCTAAGTTCTCCAAAGTCCTCGTTTTCAAATACTATAATCTTATTATCTATCACGTTTATCAATCCTTTCTAATTTTCTTGTTCTTATGTGTCATTGGTAGAAATTCATCTACCTTATAGGTGTACTTTAGTCTGTCAACAGCTTCTCGGATATGTTGTTGTACGTTCAGATCTGAACTAAGCACATAAACGTTAGGAGCATTATAGACCTTGCCATTCTTTTTATAAGAGCCTGTAATATGCTTGACTATTAGCCCATTATCACATAATGCCTTTAAATAGTTGTCTAACTGTCTGACCGACATATGTAATTCTTCTGCCATTATCGTTTCTTTCTTGTAACAACCACAAACACTCTCTGTTATAATTTCTGTATTCTGAAAGTTCCATGATTTTATGTATAGGTAAACACGAAGAAGTATTGACTTAGACAGCCTATTTGAAATAGACATTAGTTTGTCCCATTCTGCATCATACAATATTACAAAGTTATCTAGAGGATCAAACACTGCTTTGTTGACTTTAAATCTTAAATGAGCGTTTGCATTGACACTATTTAATGATTTATAGTCACATTGGTTATCCCAAGTCAAATCTGACCTAGCAATAAAAATATTGAAAAGTGCTTTTATCCTATGAGTATTTTCTCTACTACTCTTACTGTAGAGAGAATAGTTACACAACTCTAAAATCTCATTTAAAGACGTGCTAATCACTTCTGTTCTGGCGTTATATAGGTAGCTAAGACAACGATATAATAAAATTTCAAAGTTATCTGCTGAGTCAGCGTATATATACTTCTTTGGCATTTTTACAAAATAATTGTCAACTATAATTTATCACCACCTTTCATTATTAGTTCTCCATTTTTGCATTTAGGTACGCAAAGGTGTAGGTCAAAATGCAAAAAAATTTGCATTTAGGTACGCAAAGGTGTAGGTCAAAGTGTAGAGTAGAATAATATTAGATATCTTTAGTAAGAGGAGAATCCTTCCTACCCGCTAAAGCGTGTAGGTTTTTTTTCTTTTGAATATTAATTATTTACAGGAATAAATTTCTTGTTGACAATTAATAATCAATATGATATATTAATATTGTAATTTTACTATACTACTTTTGAGATTCTATGGCTATTATACTACTACTTTTGAGATGTGTCAATAGCGAGTTGAACATAAATATGTAACTTTTATGTTAATTTGTTAATTGCAAAGTGAAATTAAAAATAAATAATGTAGGACAGAACATTAAATGACTTACATGAAATTAATTAGCATAAAATGAAGATCATAATGAAGATCATTGTAATTACATCTGTTAAGGTGATTACATCTATTGAGCAATAAAGCGACAATAACCGATAATGATAATTAATGATAATATATTGACATTATGTTATTGAAGAGGCTTTGTATTTATTATTGTGCTGCGCACAGCTAGTCAGTTATATTCTCGCTACGCTCGTATATAACTTCCCTGCTTGATTATCGTTCCCTACGGTCACGCTAATCTTCACAGATATTTTTTCAGTTAAAAATTAATGTTTGCATGAGTTGTCTAGCAACTACTTAAACATTTTGTTTTCGTCTGAACATTTTGTTTCGGAGCGTTCGGTAAAATTACGATAGCTTATTCGCTGTTTTTGCTTGTAAATCAAGGTGTAAAAACGTTTTTTTCATTTTTACGATAGGTTATTTTATGGGTTTTATAAATGATATTTTGATGGTTTTTTATTGTTTTGAGATGTTTCGGTGATAGTGTGTTATTTTTGAAGCGTAGTTTAACGAGTTGACAGTGATTTAAAATTGAATTTTAAATGGGTGATTGTTTAAGTGTAAAACTTGATTTATAGCCATTTTAGGGCAAAAAAATAAGACCTATTATGGTCTTTAAAGGAGTATATTTTTTGGGGAGTAATGGGTTATTTTTTTATGGTGTAGAAATAATGTTTGTAAGTTAATTTTGGTGTGTTTTGGTGTATTGGGGTATATTTTAAGGTTTGGAAAAGTTGAAAAAATGGCGTAGATACGAAGTTTACTCGAACGTGTTACCGAATGAAAATTGGAGTTTTGGTGGGATAATGGAAGAGTGTGCAGGAATTTTAAAAAGTGTCATTTTGATTTTGAGTGTGGCTTTGGGGCGTGTGGATAGAGTGGAACTACTAAGGGGATAATCTGCTTTCCATATGTTCCCATAAATGTAAAGCCACCCCCTCCAAAGCTATTTAATTAAGTATATTAACATATCCATAAAACCGCCTATTTGCGTACTTTATATGTGTTTTTGCCAAAAAAGCATATATAAATAATTGTAGCATAATTCATAGAATGTTAATATAATTTCTGCCGACTTCATGCAAGCTCAACCGACTTTGTAATACTTGATTTTTATCAATTATTGATTAAGTTAATAATTGACTTTTGTACATTTATTTATTATTAATATTTGATTTTTGTTAAATATATTTATCGGTGGTTACTATTCGATATACCGAACGCCCTTAATCATCATCTTTAAAATTTGAACATTGTATATTAATATTTTAACCTATAAATTCACTATCAATTCCCTATTTCACTCCATATTTACCATCAAAGTGGTAAACACTCACTAAAATACGCCTAAAATTTAACACTCATTCCCTATTTTAAACTAGCAATTTACACAAAATTAGCCTTTAAAGTTATGCAAATTGACTAATTGTCATTAACTAGCATTAGTAAAGAACCTTTGCAAGATTCTTATAAGTCCAAAAGATTGTACACTTATTTCACGCTATTCAACGTTTACAACAGTACAAATATTTGTACACATACATATATACATACAAACATATACAAGTCAAGATCTCTTGCAAGATCTCCGCTTGCAAGCTCATAATATATAACGCAAATAAACCATTAACCGCAATATATAGTATACACGCACACATAATACGCTACAATACCACTATATATTGTATGCCCTAAAATTCATTTTAACGGCTGTCAAGCATAGTTATACTACCCATGCACACAACAGTATATAACGCTTGCTAGTAGCCTTATAGTTCAAGATATAAGCATACAATATGTTGTATATGGCAAGTAATAAACGCTGTATTAGTCACTATATATTGTGGTTTAGTTAGTCATCAAAATTAATATCATGATCTACACAGTATTTACAACATTTTACAATAAATTTAGCTTTGCTAATATTTGATTTTTTACAATAATTGTCAATAGCCGCATAATCTGTGGGCTTCACGTTAACCGATAATTTTTTGTAATTTTTGGCAGTGTATGCAGCATTATACTCTATCTTCTTTTTGTTTATATTGTCCAATTTTAAACCTCATTTCAATTATATATTTGTAACTTCTTATAAATATTTTAGTTTCGTTTATAAATCATAGTATCGCTATATATAGCGGTTATCATTCAAAAAATACAATAATATGCACTATATATTGTGTGTGCAAGTTATATAAATACATGACTCCATGTTTGTGCAAAAAGTCAATTGTAATACATGACGCCATGTGCTATAATATAATTACAGTAAAGGAAAAGAACAAAACAAAAACAAGATCCCTTACCGGTTCATCAAGTTTCACGATTGCACTTTGAAAATCGTCCGACAGAATAAAGAAATGGAGTTGAAAAAGCAAATTCAGACGTTAAAAGCGTTAATGAAAAAAATGGGATTTTTTCATCAGCCTTGCAAGCTTGAAATTTTTGCAACTTGAAAATTAAATATTTTCTATCCGAACCGGCTAAAACCGATTGAACAACGTCAAATGTACGATAGAAAAATCTTAAAAGCGATAGGCTCAAAATGCTTTTAATCCAGTTTCCGAATTTCTGGGATATCAAAAAAGGGCATCTGCTAACAGTTTACCTAAACTTTTAGCGGCTACACAATAGCCGTTAATACGATTAAATCCAGTGCAATGATCTGAATTTAATCAACCATATTTTTAGGATAACACAAAAGGAATAAAAAGTCAAGTGTAGAACAGTAAAACAAAAGAAATGAGACAACAGACAAAACAAAAAAACAAAAAAACAAACGTAAACCAAAAAAATGGAGGTAATTTTATGTATACATCAAAAAAAATCACAAACACGGATGCAAAAAACATAATCAGCGGTCAAGATGTTATCTTTGTAGATGATAGCAGCATTGATGCCTATACCGATAGCACTAACTATTATAACGCTGGTGTTTACGGCTGGAACTATTCAATCGGCTACAATACACGCCTTGACAAATACGTTATTTGCGGCTATAGAATCCCGCAAAGCGTTTTAAACGCTGCCAAAAGCGTTATAAAAATGAGCCAAAAAGAAGCATATTTGCACGTTTAAAGCTTCAAGTGTTCTAAAGGGCGTCACTATAAAAGCCCTATTCCATAGCTTAAAGTTAAAGCTAAAAACTATTAAAAGGAGTGTATCAAAATGAGTACAAGCATTAAGCATTATATCACCGATGAGGACGTTATCAATATCAATGATCTTGTATCTGAGCTTGCGGTGATCTTGCGGAAATTTGAGATCGACTTAAACCCATACCAAACGGACGTATATTTTTACTATGATGCAGATGCAAAAATAGGACGCCTTGAAACGTTTGTAAATGTGGGCGGTCATTCATGGATAAATGACGATCACGTTACTATTTACAGTGATAAACCGCACTATATGAACGTTTATGATTACTTTGATTCAGTTTCGGAATTTGCGGCTGCTCTTGAAATTTCTAAAAACGATCTTATAGAAGCCACAAGAAAATTTAAAAATCTTGATAGTGATGATTTTATTGAGCGTATAGAAGTAATCGACTATATCAAGAGTGACGATAAACTTGTAGATAAGATAACCGCTTTTTATATTAGCTACTATGTTGATGATTATAATGTGGAATTTTTAAGTAAGGCTCAAGAGATATTAAGCGGCATTGAGATTGAACCATTTTAAAGGGGTTTACGCCCCTTATATCCACGAAACCGCATGAGGTGGAGTGGATACCACAACCATTATTTATACGTTATACAACTTTAAGACTTTGAGGAGGTCAATTATTATGAGGAGCAAAATTAAGATCTTTGCGCAAATCAAGTACACCATGGATGAGAAGCATCCAAATATTAAGAGTGTGCCTAAATGGTATCCAGGCAAGATATTTACATTCAGCGATACATATACCATTAACCCCGATCATTTCTATGGCATGGATCACATTAAATCATACATTAGAGATGATCTGAGGGCGATTGCTGGAGGTGGATATAATTCAGATCACATTCATAATGTGGAATTTACATTTAAAATGATTTAGTGACAACCGCCCATAAAGGGCGGTATATGTGGGTATTTTCCGCACGAGGAAAATAAACACACCATACAACATAGATAAACCAAAAATGATACATATTTGAGGAGGATATTTTTTATGGAGAACATGACAAACACAAAAGCCCTTGCAATTAATGATATAGAATCATTAACATTTAATGAAGCTGCTGAAATAGCCCTTGATTATATCAACATAAAGGATCACGATATACTCTTTGTTGATTTTGGCGGCTACTTTGGATACTCTGCACTTGTTTTCAAGAACGAAAAGCATATTTACCACGCTGATGAATACGAGTTACACCACAAATATTTGGTTGAGGAGCAAGGAAAATCAGCTTTAAAGGATCACTATTGCAAGGAATTGAGCAAAAAGCTCTTTACTGAAGCCGAGTTGATGAGCGTTGTAAAGTCATATGACGACTACACCGCAAAATCATACTATTTGCATAACTATTGGAGAATGCAATTTGATTGTTTATCTTGCTTTGGAATTGGCAAGCAGTGGGAAAAGAAATTTGAGGAGAAGAACAAAATATATAAATACTTTTGCCCGGCTTGCTTCTGCTATGTAAAGAACAATGAAATTGTGAAGCGTGCAAATAAAATCTTTGAGCATTTACAAGCTGAATTTGATAAGATCAAATCAAGCGATGAAGTATTTAGAGAAATGATAAGCACTGAGTTAGTTAATCATGAGGCTTGTATTACTTGTGATTATGAGCCTGCTTTAGCGGCTTTAAATATGAGTATCAAGGACTTGACGGAAAATCAAATAAAGATCATGCAAGAGGAATTACACAAGCAGATAGAATATTATAACGCTTAAAAGCTATATAATCTTACGATCTGAGGGCGGCTTATATAACCGCCCTATATACTCAAGATGACCGCATGAAGTCGTTGAGAGTGCCATATAACACACTTTAAAAGCGAATAAAACATTTATTTTAAACGGAGGTAAAAAATCATGAACACGAAAATTATAGTAAACACAAAGAACCTTGTAGCAGCCCTCGAGCAGGTGGAAAAGATCATTAACACAAAATCATCTAACTATCTTTTGCGGAGTGCGTTCATTCAGGCTGAGGACGGAAAAATGAAAATTTCAGCAAATAATCTTGAGGTTATCGGCTGCAAGACTATAAACTGTATAGCCGATGACAAGATCATGTTTGCTCTTGAGGACGTGAAAAGAGTTATAAAGGCTCTTAAATATTTCAAAGGCTGCGATACAATTATCACGTTTGAGAGTGATAAAGCGTGCAACTTTGAGGACGGCAAAAAGTCATTTAAAGCTGGAATAACTGATGTAAATGATAATGATGCACATTCTCTTTTTGCACACCTTGGAAAAGTTTGGATTGATAATATTAATTCAAATAATTCAAACATTCTTGAGCAGCACACATACACCATTGAGAAGCTTATGGAGCGTTATAATTCAATCAGTTATGCTATATACATAAAAGACGATCTCAAGCCTATATTAAGAGGTATTAATTTTAAGGCAAATAAAATGGTAGCTCTGGACGGCTATAGGCTAGCAGTAAGCACTGATACGGAAGATAACGGCTTGAGCTTTAAAAATGAGTTTACAACAAATAATAATACGTTCTCAATTTTAAAGCAGTTCAAAAAGAGTGAATGTGATATTATATCATTCGAGAGTATGACAGCATTTAATCTTTTGTCGGAAGATTTTATACTTTTGAGCAGGAATCTTGAAGGGCAGTATTGCAAATGGGAGGCAGCTATTCCATGTAGTTTTAGCTCTGAATTTGAATTTGAGAAAAAGAATATGCTTGAAAACTTGAAATACCTTAAAGAAATTAAAACTAATAAGACTATGGATATGTTTGCAATCAAGAATAATGGACTTGTCTCACCTTATGGAAGCGTTGATATTGAGGGCTTGAATATTTCGGAAACCAGCGGTTATAGTCTCACACGTTTTATGGAGGCTGTTAAAAATCTTGAGGATGACAGAATTAAAATGCTCCATAGTGGGGCATTGAAACCTATAATCTTCAAAAATGTTGAGGAAAATAAATATAATAGTCAGCTTATGTTACTTATGCCGGTAAGACTAAATGACGGAATGTCAATGTGGTATAAATAAAATATCTGTTTTAAGGAGTGAAATAAGCATGAACGCAATAACACATAAACTCAACGGAGCAACACGCATAAGTATGAGCGATAATGTTATAAGGGACTTGCGGAGTTATTCACCGCAAGGATGCCCCTTTGTGGGATATACCTTGTATGACTTGCTAAAAGATCTTATATTTGCGTATAGTTGGAAGATTGATAGAGGGTATACAATGACTATCACGGACTTTATTAAACTTTTGCAAAAGCAGAAATATACCAAAGCTATTGTATATGGCGATGATATAATCAGACTAATCGAGAGATAATCAAGGAGGAATTAACCATGACAAGAGAAGAAATGATTAAGACTATCATAAGAATGTACAACGAGACAGCGGAAGCACTTGAGTATGCAGACAAGGAATATAACAATGATAAAAAGAACACTAAAAAGCGTGATGTTTATCGTTATATAGTTGCTCAAGAAGCGGTCTTGAATGACCTATGTTATGAGCTGGAAATTGATGACCTTATTGATGATGGTCTTGACGATGAGGAGGCTTGACTATATGAGCAAACGGAACTTTGAATTATTTATGTGCTGTTTAGGAAACGGCATTACAGTATGTAATAAAGCCGTAATAGAACATAACGACTATAAGCAGATAGCACATATAAGCGCAAATGGAATAATCAAATTGTACGTATCTACAGACTACATTCCATGTGAGGATATGAAAAGGATTGAACAAGCCGCAAAGCAACAGAGAAAGGAATATTTAATCTTTTGGAATAAATATACTGTTGAAGAAAAGTATTATAAACTCTTGGATATGTGTAATACTGCTGACTTTATAGACATTTGCAAGGATAAAAGCAGTATGACGGAAAAAATTAAAAAACTTGAAAGCAAGTATCTCAATGAATACTATTAAAGAGGAGATAGTCTAATCATGAATATTAACAAATATACAAGAGGAAAAGCAAGAACAAGAGAAGTTGCAATGCAATTACAAGCTGATTTGTTAGAAAGCTCAATAAGCTATGCGGAATTAGCTGAAATACAAATTAAACTTAAAAAGCTTGGCACACAATACGGACTGATAAGAGAGTTCAAAGAAAATGGATTGATTTAACATTCTGAGGGGAATTATTCCCCTCTTATATACTCGGAGTAAGGGAGATGCTTGCAAAGAGTATCATTCATTTATATGTATAGCAATGGAAAAATATATTAACGGAGGTCTTATTATGTTAAACAAAAAGATTACTAAGGTTTTGGGAAACAATGAGGTTAAATTATCGGAGAAATATGAAGCTGGCAATAATGAATTTTGTCACGATGTAGAATTTTATTCCGATGCTGGAGAAGATGTTGTTGAAACTGTTTTTTATGACGGCACATCTAAAGACTTCGTAAGAGCATTTAAAGAAATGGCTGATGATTTTGACGCTGATGAACACGCTGAAATGTGGATTGATTTAAGAGGAAAAAGAGGAGTGCCTGACAGCATAAGAGTATTAATCAATGATGCCGATAGTATAAAGGAATTTTTATTGAAAGTCGCTGATGAACTCGAACATATAGATGACGATGAGGAGGAATAAGACAATGGACAAATACGGAAATACACGCAAGGTAACATTTACTATTGATGACTCGCAATACCTGCGGAACGAATTGAAGAGAAATAATCTCACTGACAAGGAAATTGATGAGATTTTTGCTATGGGTACATTATCTGAATTTAAAGGTACATTTACTCTTTATGGACGTGGTATAACTGAAGATAGATATGAATTATTTAATGTAAACGGAGAAAAGATGAATGTGAATGACCTTAATCCATATCAAAAGGGCTGTATAATCAGTGAGTGTGATGCCTATTTTGAGGGCAGGAATGATAAGCCTTATGGAGTTGTTGACATTAAAGAGGAGGTTATTTAACTATGACAGTACAAGAATTTATGGAGATGTTCGTTGATCCTGATGCGCAACACATTCAGATATGGTCGGACGCTGGGGAGAAAATTGTTTATGACGGAGATTACGGAGATGTTCCAGAGCATATGAATTATGCGGAAGTATCGAGCATTGATAACGTTTATGCTGATAACAAGGGCGTTATCTGTTTGAATGTTTGGAGCGTGAATTGAGGTGAATAACAATGAAAACTAAAACTATTATGTCAACAGGTGCTAGAGAAGATTTGGTAAAGATGATTAATGAATATTATTATTCAAAGAACTATATCATTACTGAGGATAACAGAATTTATAACACTAAAACGGAGAAATTTATGGACGATTTAAGCGTAAAATTCTATCGTGGTAGGTGGAAAGTTATAAGAAATATTGCTGAATAAGGAGGTACAATATCAATGAATGTACAGAAAATACCAAATGACGGGAAACATTTGTCACAAATAAACAGAGTAGTTACTTTTTTAACGTGTAACGGCTGGAGAACTCCAAGGGAAATATGGGTAGGCTTTTCAAATGGTGGAATTGAAATAACAGAGATGACAAAAAGAGGAGTTATTAAGAAAATAGAACGTGGTAACAAGTTATTTGGAATAGAATAAAACCATACTTTTAAGGAGGAATTTAAAATGACAGAAAAGCAGAATAACATGGTAGTACAGCACCCTGATAAGCGTCTTATGGAGCGTATTAGATCGTTGGAACGGAACGAGCGTATTAGATTACATATCGCACAAATGAAGTGTAACGGCTATACTGATAATGAGTGCAAAACGTGGTTAATAAAAATAGCCATACTGTCCGATTTTATGGACGTTTTCGACAAAATTCTAGTTGACTAATGAGGAATTTTGTGGTATAATTAATTAAACAAAGGAGAAATTTGTATGAAATATGGAATTTTCGAGTCAAGAGTAGAGTTAAGGAAGCTCCCTGAGAGATTGTTTGGTATAGTTTGTGAGGACACAGAAATAGGAAATCCTATAAAAATCTATGATAGCAAGGAAGAAGCTTTGGCAGAGTTAAAAAAATATCATTCAGATATTACCAAAACAGTAGGCTATGCAGGAAATAAATTCTATGATTGTATAATCTATTTCGTTGCCGAATGTGAAAAGATAAACGAGGACGGCAACGAAACTATAGACAATCTGGTTAACGGAGACGGTATTGAAACCGCACCGCTGGAACGTGAGATTAACTTGTCACCTGCGGAGTTTAAGGTTAATGGAAAAATCATCAAAGGCAGTAAGCTTGAGGGTTATTATAAACCATTAGGTGAAACCATAAAATTTTATACTGATTTTAAACCTGATGTTTTACAGCTTTTTTATTTTAGGGAAGCATATCCCGATGAAGATATTATAACTAATATAGTGTGTTATGAATGGTGTTGTGAAGAAAAGGATTTGGACGAGGAGGAATAATCAATGTTACTAGCTACCATTATTTTAATTGTTATTTACCTATGTGTGAACCATAGTGAAAATAAGCGGAGAGAAATTAACAGAAAATACAATCCGATAGGAGCTTTTGACAAAGCTCAAAAGATTTATGATGACGCCTTTTATAAGGCTATTGATGAGGGTAGAAGTCTTACGCTTGAGGAACGAAAAGAACTGGATAAGCAATGGCATAAAACCTATAGCCAAGAGTTGGCTTATCGAGAGAAAATGTGGGCTAAGATACCTGACAATAAGAAGTAATATAATATAATAGGAGATAAAACATGAAAGTTGCAGTTGAAAACGAGACAATCAAGGTAAACAGTCCGTATAACAAGAGCTTTGTCGCAGGGGCAAAGCAGATACAGGGCAAGTGGAACGCCCCTTGCTGGGTCTTCCCAGAGGAGAACAAGGAAGCTGTCAAGGCGTTACTCATCGAATGCTATGGTGAATGCGGAGAACTTGGTGCGGTTAGCACTGTCACAGTAGATCTTGACCTCGACACTTATACTGAGGGTTACGAGGACGGAGAAATCAGAGTTGGCTCAATCGTTGTTCTGAAAAGACTTTATCGTGACAGAGAGGTTATTTTCTCCGACAATGCAATGCTTATAAACGGTGGCTTTGCCACTTCGGGTGGCTCTGCCAAAAGTCCTAGAATAGCGGCTGATAAGAACACAATCGTTCGTGTAAAAGGTGTTCCTGAAACGATTTATAGCAAAATCAAAGACCACGAGGGCGTTAAACTCGTATCTGATATAGACGTGGAAAGCTTAAAAGTGGAGCGTGAAAAGCTTCTTAAAAGACTTGCAGAAATAGACAGTTTACTTGCAATATGAAAGCGATTGTGTGTATAAAACTAATATAATAAATATAAATACTCCTATTAATCACATTGATTGATAGGAGTATTTCTTTATGCAGGAATAAATATAGGAGGAATAAATATGAAAAATGAAAATACGAATACATTACTTTTTGTGAAAATGCTAGACAACGATCGTAAAGAAGAGCTACGGAAGATAGAGGAAGAACAAGATTATAATATGCGGAAGGCATATTTAAAAGCAAAACGCCGTCAAAGGCTCAGAGAAGAACGCCAGAGAAAAGTTAGAATGATAGTGAAGAACGTTGTCTATGGTGGTTTTGGCTTGCTCTTTACAAGCGTTATGTTGATAGCAGGAATAATATTTACATTGTGTATATGATGGGAGTGAATGAAAATGAATATTAGTACGGCTCAAACTTGCAAAATTTTCGATTTATCGGATAGACTTCCGACAGGAATACAGATAACAAAACAGCCAAAGCGAAAAAAAGGTCATAGAAATGCTATTACAAAACATACGGCAAGCAGGCAGAAGTCTGCAAGCTGGTTCAGACCTGATGATCTAAATGTGATTTTGGAAGATTTGTTTCAGAGTAAAAAATATTTTAAGGCAAATATTATAATTTTTGCTTGCAACTCAGGCTATCGTTACGGAGATATAATGACCTTGAGGGTCAAGGATTTAACCGATAACAACGGCAAAATTGTAGATTACTTGACATTACAAGAGGACAAGACGGACAAATGGAGAACGGCATGGCTTTGTGATACTGTGAAGAAAATGCTGAGTTTTATAATCAAGTATTATGGACTTGACCCAGAAGATTATATTTTTCAGAGTGGAGAACGTAAGAGGAAGTATATTGAGGACATTTTCTTGAATGAGGACGGAGAAGAAGAAATTGTATATACTAATGAGAAGTACGATTGGAACGGCAGACCGCTCAGGATAGCCTCTATGGAACTTAATTCCGTTACAACATTTCTAAAGAATATAACCGCCAAACATGGCATAGAAGGTAAATACAGCACTCATAGCTTTAGGCAGACACATTCCGTGTATATTAGTTGTATTCAAAAAGGCAGCGAAGATGTTATAAGAGATTTGCGTATTGCCTGTCAGAGTCTGGGACATTCTGATCTGAGGATAACTGAACAACATTATAGCGGTTGCGATAGCAGACTCGTAAAAGAGCAAATGCTAAAAATGGAAGTTGGCAAGGAAATTGTGGATAAGTATGTAAAATAAAAAGGGACTTTTAAAAGTCCCTTTAGTGCTTCTTGTGACGTTCTTTACTCCTTTGTACTGCTAGAGCATTTTTAGATTGATTAACTTTGTATTGAGGTCTGTTGCGTGGGAGATAGGCTTTCACAACATTAACATTCATATTCATTAAGTCGGCAATCTCATTAGCTGACTTCCCTTCTTTGTGGTATTGAGTGATTTTGGCGTGGGTATTATTAACTATAATACCTAAACTAGAAAGACTTTTAATAACTCTTTGCCACGAGATACCGAGTTTAATAGCAACTCCTCTTACGGATTTAATTGAGTCCCAGTATGATAATATTTCTTGGTCTGTTATTGATTTAATTTCGGACATAAGAATACCTCTTTTGTTTAATTGTTAATTTCGTCTAACAGTTTTCTTTTAACATCGGTAATATGTTGACGGAAGAAATTTGGATTAGTATTTTCATAACTTAAAATTCTTTGGAGTTTATATTTCAGAGCAGACAGAAGATTGTTGTTTTCAATGACATATTGTTGTTTATCATAACCCTCATAAATTCTGTCTATGTAGACATCTGTTACAGGAAAAGCATCACTAATAAAGAAAATAGATTTGGTGGTTGTCTTGCCAATGTGATAAAAGCAAGAAGCAATATTTCTTGGATCTTTGTTCATATAGGAATAAATACGATTAATAGCTTTAGTGTCACGATGATTTACTTTGCCTACAGGTATTGCCCAATACAATTTGGAATTTTCGGTGGACTTAATCAAACAAACAATGGGTCTTTCCTTGCAATCATTCCAAGTTCCTCCTACATCTCGAATAAGTTGATAATAGTCGGGTGTAATAAAGTACATACCATGTTCCGTCATATTTTGACACTCCTAATACAAAAAATATGCTGTCACTTCAGATTAACCAAAATGACAGCATCACTACAATGTTTCTGTGTCGCACATTGCGAAGCGTAAATTGAATACTACAATGTTACTTTGCCGTACATTGTGAAACGTAATTGTATCTACAATGTTTCTGTGTCGCACATTGCGAAGCGTAAATTAGAGATGATAGAGATAATCTTTCATCATTTATAGTATAGCATACTATACCCATTTTGTCAATACTATTTTGTGGAACTTTGTAAAATTTATTCGTTAGTTTGTGACAAGTCACCCTGCTCGCCAACATCCTTTTTTTCTTTAGGTTTCTTTTCTTTGGTTTTAAATGAAAATGCAAAACCAATTATGCCAATGGAGAAAATTAATGAGCTAGTGGATATGAAAATTACTCTCTCAATTTTCGCAGCGGCTATTTTACCGCTGACAAGTGAAGCTCCTATGATATAGTTGTAAGCGTCACCGCCAACATATTCGTCAATGGCACTATACTTGTCACCTTCCAAAATTGAAAATGTGGTTAAATTTTTGCTTGGAATTTTTGTTGTATAACCTATCACAAATAGTGTTATTCCTATTGCAATCACAAGAATGGAACAAATTTTCTTCATGGTATTACCTCCTGTTTTATGATTATCTGCTACGATAATCATTTATAAGACTATTATTGTTTTCAATGGAACTTTGATTATTGGATATACAAGTGTTATAATAATCAATATTACTTTGACTTTCTGATATAAGTTCATTGTACACGTCAACAACTCTTTGGCAATCGTCTAAGTGAGATTGAGCCTTTGAAACTGCTTCGGAGTCAACTTCTGTAGTCCAACCGCCATCACCATAAACTTTAACCATTTTCTTATTGGCGTTTTCAAGCTGTATTTTAGCCTCTTCAACATCATCTTCGGCATCCGATTTGTAGATTTCATAGATGGAAATATCAGATTGCTCTTTGTTTATTTCGTTCTGATAGGTGGAGATTTCACTCTGTAGGCGATTATTTTCTTGCTCTAAAGCACTTATTTCAGAACTATAATCATGCGTGGTAGTTGTAGTTGTAGTTGTCGTTGTGGTTGTAGTCGTTGTGGTAGTAGTTGATGATTTGGAAGTGGTTGTGGTAGTTGATGGTTTAGTTGTTGTCAAAGTATGAGAAGTTGTTGTGGGAGTGGTGGTTGTTGTACTTGTTGTAGTGGTAGTGAAATTACTGTCAGATATGGAACTTGTTGTTTTACTATTACATGAGGACAATGCTAATATTGTCATGAGTGAAATAAGAATTAATTTTATTTTGCTCATTTTTTATTTCCTCCAATTTCTAAGATTAATTAGAATTACTTTTAATAAAAAAATTTTAGCATATTATAGGTTGAAAATCAAGATTTAGGGTTTAAGTGTAATATCTCAGAAACTAAAATTGTGTATTTCAACAAAAAATATGCTAGAATTTTGCGAAAGATTTTTATTTTTATATGGTTGACAAACATATAAAAATAAATTATACTATAATAAAAGGCAGGTGAGAAAATAATAATGGATAGAAAACCGTTCACAACAACAATAGATAGCGAAATTCAAAATCAGTTCAAGTCAAAATGTGCTATCAACGGCATTAAAATGAACGATCTGTTGGAAACATTCATGAAGATGTATGTAGATGACAAGTTTGAATTGGTACTAAGGCTAAACGAAACTAAAACTATTGTTGGTAAATAAAAAACAACTCTGCTGTCCGTGGAAAGTCAAGCAGAGTTGTTAGGTGAACAAAAGTACACAAGCACATTACTTATAGTAATGATGTTTTGACAAGTGTTACTTCTGGTAAATATATTATATCATGAGTAAGCACTGCTGTCAAGAACTATTTCTTTGACAATAGTGTATTTTTATGCTTGCAAGCAGGAAATTTCAAACAACAATGTAAATTAAAAACAGAAAGGACAAAGAAAAATGGACGGAATCAAAACATTCACAAACAAGGAATTTGGAACAGTGAGGACAATAGTTAAGGACGGAGAGCCTTGGTTTGTCGGAAAAGATGTGGCTGAGATTTTGGGATATAGCAATACCAAAAAGGCTTTAGCAGACCACGTTGATAAAGAAGATAAAATGCAAGGTGATGGGGTAACGATTCGTGACCCCATGGGCAGGACTCAGCATCCAACTGTTGTAAACGAAAGTGGGCTTTATAGTCTTGTAATTTCAAGCAAGCTGCCAAAGGCTAAAACATTTAAACGCTGGGTTACTTCTGAAGTTCTTCCGACAATACGCAAGACAGGCGGTTATGTAGCCAATGACGAGATGTTCATTAATACCTATCTACCAAATGCCGATGTTCAGACGAGAGAACTATTCAGGCTCAATCTGTCAACGATCAGACAGCTTAATAATAAGATAGAGCAGGACAAGCCCCTTGTGGACTTTGCAAGTCATATACAGACCTCTGAGGATTGTATTTCAATGAATGATATGGCAAAGCTGGCAACTAAGAACGGAATTAAAATCGGCAGAACAAGGTTGTTTAACTTCCTGAGAGAAAAGAAAGTGTTGGGTTGCAAGGACGGTCATAAGAATATGCCTTATCAAAGGTACATAGACACTCAGCCGTGGTTTCAGCTTAAAGAAAGCTCATACATACAAAATGGCGAAGTCAGAATAGGACTTACACCTATGGTAACGCCAAAGGGTCAGAGCGGTATTATTAGAATGTTGAGAAAGTGTGATGTAACAGGCTAAAGTAAATAAAATGCAAGTTTTGTTTTCAAATCTTGCAAAAATTAGAAAAGAAAGGAACAACAACAAAATGAACATAAACAAATTTAAAAGACTGCTTGCCGAGCGTGGGTTTTCATACTCACGCAGAGGTAAGGGATCGCATGAGATATGGGTAAATGAGAATGGAGAGTCTTTTTCATTCCCATCAACCCGAAAAGAAGTTTATATCGGAATTGTATGGAACTTCCGAAGAAACTATTGTCACTGTTAAATCGTGTATTTATTTTTGGGAATAATTTATCATTGATTTAAGCATTGAATGGTGATAAAATTAAGGCAGTGGGAATTAGTTTTACTAATATTTACCTTAATCGTGTGGTAAAATATACTGTACAAAATAATGGACATAAATCACTTGACAGAACATTTGTTTTATAGTATAGTATAAGCATATTAGAACAGATGTTCTTTTACAAAGATTAAAATTAAAAGGGAGTTGTAAAAATGGTTTTAAAAGAACTAATAAAATTGGTATGCGACAAATGTTATAACGAGTTTATACTCACCAACAACAAAAACAACGAAAAAATATACGGAACAGCTTTAAAACTAACTGACAATCCAATTATTAAAGAAGAATATAGGGGCGCTTTTGAGGATTTACAAGATATTTGTGGGATAGATCACGGGTTTCTATGCTTAGAGTTAGACAGGACACAAGATTTAGTTCTGCTTGACTATTGCATGACGATCGGTCGGCTTGAATATGACTTGTCATCAGCCATTATAAGTATTGCAAGAGATACTATTATAATAGGCATAAATGATGTCACTTTAACTATTTCTTGCCGATACGTTCCTGAACGTTTAGTGGCTTCTATGCCACTCTTTCCGCTAGAGAAAAAGCAGTGGGTTGAAATTACGGAATTACTGAAAGAAGATTATATTGATGAAACTAGGTCAAGCGTTGAGAATGATAAGATTAAATTACTTATCGATACATATGCACTAGGTAATCTTAATCAGAGTCAGATCAGCAACTTGCAATATCTGTATTTTGAATTGTTAAATATAGATAAGCTATGCGAAATACTCGATTGCGGAACTTTGGCTGCTGACTATAATCGAGCCGCTACACCATATATAATGTATGATAAACTGCATGAAAAATGTTTTATTGGCTTGTGGAGTTTGCAAGAAAATAGGTGTTTAAGCAAATTTAACGCAGATATGTTTTGCAAAAAAAACTACATAGAGCCAATCATTATTAATTTGTGTAATAACTTTGAGAAAAGAGAAAAGATAGCAACACTGAATATTTCTATGTTTGGAAATGATTTAGGCTCAATGGAAATATTAAGATAGATTTAACATTATATTCATCAAAATACAATGAATATTAAAAGTTGTATGGTTATAATATAGAAAAAGAAAAAATAAACAACGACAACAAAACGTTAAATAAAAAGAAAGGAGGACGTTGTTTATGGAAAAAATTTGTTTTAAAGAAAATAACACAAAAATATATGACAGAGAGATAACAAGAGGAGATTTGATTTTGGTAAACTTTCCTGATGTGGGAGGTTCTGTGCAGGCTGGAGTACGTCCGGCAATAGTTGTGCAAAATAACATTGGAAATAAATATTCACCATGTTTAATAGTTGCACCGCTAACATCAAATATCTCAAAAAATAAAACATACTTCCCTACTCATGTCCTGCTTAACAAAACGAGTGGAGTGGCTAAAACAAGTGTCGTTCTATGCGAACAACTTGCTACGATTAGTAAGACAAAAATAATTAGCTATTTAGGTCATTTAACTCCAAATGAAATGAGAAGAATTTCTCAGGCAATTTGTATTTCTCTTGCATTAACCTCTCACGATGTTAGTGCTAATCAAAAACTAGCTTGACTTTTAACCGTTCTTTTGGTATAATACATATGATAATTAGTACAATATTTTCCTACAATAGATTGCTTTTTGTTATATGTATCATATTTGGAAGGACGGTTTTATTATGACAAAAGAAGAGTTGGAATTTTCGATACATCAATATATCGAAAAGGAAGCGAATATTACCAGCGATGCAACGTTAAAGAAAAAAGCATCAACTTTGAACAGTTTTTTGAAAAAATACAATGAAGAAAAGACACTTCATGATAATATTGCTAACTTTTTAAAAGATAATTCGACTCTTGGTAGTTTTAGGATCAGTAAAATGTTGCTAAAGAGTTGGCTTAGTTTTGCAAATGTAAATTGTGATATTGAAGATATACAATTTTTAGTAAATTTTATCACTAATATTGAAGAATTGAATGACGCTATTGGCAAAGCAATGAATAACCCTGATATAGACATATGGTCAGTAGAGGTAAGTGCGTATTCCTGCTACGTTAAGTTAATGTGCTATTTGCTATGGATTGGAGTTCCAAAAAGTAGTTTGTCTAAAATGGAAAAAGGCGACTATGATATTGATAGACACATTCTATGGATAAAACAGCAGAATGGGAAAAAGCAAACAATAGATTTAACCTCGGAATATTTTTCAGATGTATCTGATATGCTGCATAAAGAGTTATGTGATAATATTTATTCATTGCATTTTGGGAAAGAACCGCAAAATATCTGTGGTAAATTGAGAGATGTAACCACATATAACAACGCCAACATATCAAAAGCATATAACACAAATGATTATTTATTTCGTCCTATATCCAGTGGCACTAGCACGGTTAATGTTGTTAATGGCATTAGAACAATTATAGTTCCAAGAATCTGTTTGAAATTAAACATTATCAGTAAATCGGGCTTTTTTTATAGAGCACATAAATATTTGTTAAACGTGTGCGGAACGGAAGATATTGGGGGCAAGAATGGCAGGAATTTGAGCCAAGCATTAGACTTTCTTGATTATAATTTAACTCGCCCAGGCATTGTGAAAGAATATAAAATATATTTGGAGCAATGTTCTAAGAGATCAAAAATCTAAATTTTAACACAGAAACGAGATCGTTAAGGTCTCGTTTTTTTTTATTATCTATAATTATTAATATTTTGTAAACTTTAGCCTATACATGTTGACACATCTCAAAAGTAGTAGTATACTATAATCATAATCTCAAATGTAGCACGGTAGAATTAACATAAGACGTGTCGCTGTGGTGGAATAGGTATACACAAGGAACTTAAAATTCCTCGGAAAAATCCATGCGAGTTCGAGTCTCGTCAGTGACACCAGTACAGTTTGCCAATACTGTACAAAGTAAATTGGCATAGCAGGTACAGAGCTTATCTCACCATAAGGGAATGTAGTGTGATACCTGCACTTGCAACTTTAGCTCAGATGGTAGAGCATTTGACTTTTAATCAAAGGGTCAGGGGTTCAAATCCCCTAAGTTGCACCAAGTCGGTTACGGTTGCCGACAACGATAACGGTTCATCAATTAAAATTACACTGATTACAAATTACAAACTAATCTGTATGTAAAGGTAGGTGAACAAAAAGGTACTGTGAAAGCAGTACCAACATTGGACTATAGCCAAGTGGTAAGGCAAGAGACTTTGACTCTCTCATTCCGCTGGTTCGAATCCAGCTAGTCCAACCAAAATATTTTGTAACGTATTTTAGGGTACAAATATAAAATAACGTAAAAATGAAATAATAGCTTTGTTTAGGAGGACAGAATGAGAATATGAGATTTGGTGGATATGAAATAGGAGATAAAGTAGTCTACACAAATTCTTTTACAAAACCTACATTAGGTAAAGTAGTTTATTATATAAATGAAAATTATCTTATAGATTTCACAAACAACACAAGAAAATGGGCGACAGACAAAGAACTAATTAGATACAGTAAAGAAAATTATCTTAAACGTATAGTAGAAAAATATTTGAAAGGTAAGAAATGTAGATGTACTAAAGATTATACTTACAGCACAACAGCATGGGGAATGAAACATGATATAGAAATAATTCCAGTAAATGCGGAATTTACTATTGATGTTATTTATTTTAGTTTACAATCTTATGGTCATACTGTAATTAATGTAGCTTATGTTACTTTATGTCCTGTTAATTGGAAACCTAAATATGAAACTACAATTATAGGTGGTACAGTAGATATTATTTGGGAAGATTTTGCAAAATATTTTGAACTTATTTAATTAGGGGGAAAAATTAAAATGATATCAATGGAAGATATAAAGAAAATAGCAAAATTAAATGGGATAGAAATAATTGAAAATGCCACACAAGAAGAACTAGAAGAGCAGAGTGAATCTCTTATGCAGTCCATTGCGGATATAACTGACCCTGAACATAACCTTTGTAAATATTGCCCTTGTAAAGATAGTTGTAAGGGCAATACATTTGAATGTGCTATTTGTAATAGCAGTAACAAATGAAGAAAAGTAAATAAGGAGGGAACTAAAATGAATCTATCTATGGAAGATATAGAAAGAATAGCAGAACTAAATGGACTCGAATTTATAGATAATCCTACTAAAGAACAGTTAGAAGAACAAAGGGAATGGTTAGCAGAGTACCGAAAGGAAAGAGACAAAATGGATACTGAGCATAACCCCTATTGTATACAATGTGGTAGGTCAGATATTTGTCAAGGTTCTGTTTCTAAATGTATTATGTGTGACAGATAATGTTTATGTGAATTATATAGATGAAGATAAATTTACAAGGGAGGTAAAATTAATATGTGGTTTGAAGGTATGGAAGATTTGGATAGGATAGACGAACAGAATGAACAGAAGAAATCTATAAATAAAAAACAACCACTCAAAGGAGTAGTTGCTATATTATGTATTGCGAAGTTTCTTCTTTACAAACTTAAAAAGTCCGATACTCATTGAACCGATCAACATATACCCTAAAACGGGTACTTCGGTTATTAGCATCTTCCCCGTACTAATAACGAGCATCAAGAAGTCTAATCCGCTGCCGAATATTTCTGACATAAATTCACCACCTTTCTTCATTATAGGTATTACAATTAAAATCCATTTATTTGCCAATATTATAACATCGGTAAAAACTTTTGTCAATAGCGACAATGCATTTATCATTTGTTATACACAAATTATCATACAAACTACACATTAAAAGGAAGTAATATTATGAAAGAATGTCCTAATAACTAATCATTATAATTCTTATAAAAAATACTGGAAAGCAATTAGCAGCCATGCTGTTGACATAGATTTTATTTTTAATTCCGCTCTAAAAAGAGCGTTCAAATACACATTTTATCATAGAAAAAATAAAGGAGCTGTAAAACAATGAAAGGTTATAAAGTTTTTAACCACGATTGGACGTGTAGGGGCTTTCAATATTCAGTCGGCAAAACATTTGAAGAAGATGTAATACCCTCCTGTTGTGAAAAAGGCTTTCATTTTTGCACAGAACTAAAAGATTGCTTTAGTTATTATTGTTTTGACCCGCTTAACAAAATTGCCGAAATCGAAGCCCTTGGCGAAATTGACACAGAAGCAACTGGTAAGAAACACTGCACTAACAAAATCAAAATTGTCCGTGAAATTTCATGGGAAGAAGTTTTGAAAATGATTAATGTAGGAAAAGCCAACACGGGATTTGGTAACACTGGCAACTATAATAGTGGCAACTATAATAGTGGCAACTATAATAGTGGTCATTGGAATAGTGGCAACTATAATAGTGGCAACTATAATAGTGGTCATTGGAATAGTGGCACTCGTAATACTGGTAAGAATAATAGTGGTCATTATAACAGCGGTATTAATAATACTGGTAATTATAATACTGGTAATTATAATGAAGGCTGGTACAACAGTGGCAATCATAATACTGGTGGTTACAATGCTGGTGATTACAACAGTGGTAACTGCAACGGTGGTAGTTATAACAGCGGTCATTGGAATAGTGGTAATTGGAACAGCGGCTGCTACAACTGTGGTAACTGTAACACTGGTGATTGTAACAGTGGAGATTTTAACAAAACTAACTTTTCAAATGGTTGCTTTAATACCAAAGAATCAAAAATTTTAATGTTCAATAAGCCTTCTGATTGGAGTATTGAAGATTGGCGTTATTCAGAAGCAAAAAGACTACTAGATAACATCATGTACAATGTTCTTAAATGGATTTATTCTTATGAGATGACTGATGAAGAAAAAGAACAGCATCCTGAATATGAGATAACAGGTGGCTATTTGAAAAAATGTGATAAATCTGAATGTAATCAACTTTGGTGGGATAGCTTGTCAGACCCTGAAAAGAATATCATCAAATCACTTCCAAATTTTGATGCGGAAATATTTAAAGAAATTACAGGTATTGATATAAATAAAGGAGTTTGATAAGCATGAACAAAAGAAAATTTAAGATTGGAGAACTTTATCGAGTTGGTTTAGATAGTTTCGGCAATAGAATGACCGAAACTGGAAACATAATAAGGATTAAAGCAATAGAGTATATATACAATAATAAAATGGTTAGGTATCAAACAGTTAAGCCAAATGGTGGCGATAGTATGTTTTATATTTATAGCAGTTTTGCTAACTGTTTAAAGAAAATATCGTCCGATATTGACCGTGAAATTCAGATTACTTTCCACGATAAGACAACGGTTGCGAAAATGAAAGAATACGGCAAGGTAGTAAGAGTTGGCACTTCAAAATGTTGTTCTGATGATACATATAGTGCATATATTGGTGCTTTGCTTGCCTTGGCTAGAATATATTTTCCTAACGCTAGTTGTGATAATAAAGAGATACGTTTTTTTAATACTAAAATAAACCCTAAAGAAAAATCTGAGTATAGATGTGATAAGCAGTTCTCGCACTCTGATATAAATAAAGCAATATACAATTTAATTAGTAGATATGACATTGCTGATACATGGGTAGCAGAGTCACTGAATAATTTCGGCACTGCGTTGCATGAAGAACTTGAAAATATGAAGGAGGGCAAGTAATGGAAACATATAACCCAAAGGACGGCAGAAATTGGCACGAGATTAAATATACATTACAACACGGTAAGTATAAGGGTTGGTTTACTACTGAGGTTGGTGGCACTTGTCGAGGAGCTGATCTTCTTGACCCAGATATTTTTGCTACAATGTGTAGTGTTGATATCGTTTCAAGCAACTGCGAATTTGAGGTTGACGAAGATAACGAGAGCTTTTCTTGTAGATTGCACGATGATAATGGCAATGACCTTTTCTTTGATTGTTGTGATGAAGAGGATATGAGGGAAATGTTAGTATCAATAGAAATCATTAACGTTAGATAAACTAAATTTAATGTGCTTTAGAAAGAAGGCATGATAAGATGGTGTGATTTTGAGTTCGCAAAATGATAATTTTATTTGACAACAAAATTTGATAAATACATAAAAGGAGAAATAAAATGGCTGAAAAGAAAAATAATAAGGGTCTTGGACTTCAGGAAACAAAGGGCAGTTTTCAGATCAGAGGTAAGCTGACAGGCTGTGATAAGGACAAGTTCTATACAGAGCTGACAACCTCTACAGGCAAGCCAATGAGAATGGTTAATGTAGGAGTTGAAATTGATAAGAATAAGTCTGTATACATAAACCTTAATGGTATGGAAAGAGACGTAGTATATTTTTCTAAGACCGAGGGCAAAGGTAAGGATAGAAAGACAACAACAGAAAAGGTAAAGTGGGCTGACAGATTTACATTTAACAAAAAGGATTTTAGACCTATTGGAATTAATCTTGGCTTGACAAAAGTGACTGACTCGACAGGTAAGGAAGTAAATGACAAGAAGATACTTGTTGAATATGATGCTTGTAAGTACATAGCAGACAACGCAAAGGACGGTATGTCCGTATTCGTTAGAGGAAAGAATGAGTTTTCCACCTATCAGGATAGACACCAGACAAGATTTGTTCCGTCACAGATTTCACTTTGTAAAGATATAAATTTTGACGCAGAGGACTTCAATGTTATTGGCAATTTTGAACAGGTCATTGTATTCATGGGTATTGAGAAGAATGATGAAGGTAACTTCACTGTATCTGCAAAGATTGTAACTTATAATTCTATAGAAGATGCGGAATTTGTAATTAACAAGTCAAAGTCAAAGTTTGCAAGCACTCTAAGAAAGCTCAAGCCATATACAGCTCTTAAAGTCTTTGGTGATATTGTCATAGAACATGACATCGAAGAAATTGAGGAAGATAATGATGACGGTTGGGGCGAAAGCAACCCTATGGATAGAGTGAACAATCCAACAAAGAGAATACTTCTGATTACCGGAGCTGATAAGGACAGTGTAGATACAGAACTATATTCGGAGGAGATAATTGACAAGGCCGTCGCAAAGACAAAGGCTACCGAAAACGCAAATAAGGACTTTGGTTCTGATGATAATGATTGGGGTTCTGTTTCAGATAATGATCTGACAGACGAGGACGATGAGTGGTAAATTGTTGCTACTCACCGTTATTAACAACGAAACGATAATATAAAAGGAGATAAAAAATATGGCTAGAGCAAGAAAAGCAACACAGACACAGAGCAAGCTTCAGATGATACTTTTTGGAGAAGAAGGCACAGGCAAGTCAACACTTGCCTTGCAGCTTGCTTATTTTAAAAGACCTGACGGCAAGCCATTTAGAGTTCTTTACATAGATAATGAGAACGGCTCTATTGATGATTTTATCGGTGGGCTTGAAGCTGACGGCATTAACACTGAGAATATTTATATTGTGTATACTCAATCCCTTGGTGAAACAAGAGAATACATAAATAAGGTTAAGAACAAGGAAGATTTTCATGTTCTCGATGATGAGGGTAACGAAACAGACGAGGTTGTACTTGACGGAGATGGTGAACCATTCAGAGCTGATGCTATTGTAGTTGATGGTACAACTATTCTTAACCTGACGACTAAGCAGGCACTTGTGGAGCTGTCTAAAAAGAGAAATGGCGTTAAGGCAAAGAAGAAAGAGCTTATTGGTGATGAAAAACTTGTTGCCATTGAAAATGCAGGATTGGAACTTCGTGATTATCAGACAATCAACTTTAAGGGACAGGACTTGATACTTGACCTTATGTCCTGCGGAGCGCACTTTATTGTAACCGCAAGGGAAACTGATGAAAAGGTTTCAGTAAAGGGTGATGACGGCAAGATTACAAGTGTTGCAACAGGTAGAAAAATTCCTGATGGCTTTAAGCAGATGAACTATAATGTTAAAACTGTTGTCAGAATGTACATTAATGAGGATAATAATTTCTGTGCGTATATCAGCAAGGACAGGACAGGTGTACACGATAAGGAAACAGTTGAAGATTTGTCACTTGTTGATTGGCAGGTCATTATTGATAGAACAAAGGATAAGAAAGAGTTTTCTGTTAAGAATGACCTTACAAAGGCTGTCGATATTGAGCAGGATATTTATACAAAGGAAGTTATGGGCAAGGTCGGAGAGCCAGTTGATAATATTGAAACAAATGAAAACTCTGTCGAAAATCAGACAACAGAACTTTTGGATAAGATTTCAGCCGTTATGAAAAGTCTTAATCCTGTCGGTAAGACAAAGGCAAAGGAAGCTCTTTCAGCAGAAAATCTGCCTATTAAACCAACAGAAATGAAGAAGATCACCGATATTAAGACTCTCGAAAGGGTTCTTGAAGTCATTTCAAAGATTTAACTTTTTAATAAATAAAGCGGTGAGGGTTATTCCCTCACTTGCCTTATTTAGCTATTCTAATTAAGGCGGTGAAATACTTGGCAAAAAGAAGAACAAAAGAACAGATAGAGAAAGACAAGCAGGACAAAAAAACAAGAATACAATTTACAGATTGGCTATATAAACAATATGATATTTCATTCTTGCCAAAATATTTTTTTATAAATCTTGATAAGGTGTATAAAGGCACTTATAAGAATTTGAACAAACCTGTTCCTGTTGAAGATTTATGGGATATGTGGCGAAAGAAAATGTCATTTCTTCGCAAGGTACATGAGTTTAATACTCGTAAAGGTAAAAAAATTGAAGGTGCAGCGTTAATTACATATGATCTCGCTATTATCCTATCTAAATATGATGGTTATTTGAAATGGAAAGAAGAACAGACATTGGCTAAAACAGGTACAAGTGAAGAACAAGTTAATATAGATTATGAAAAAATGGCAACATCAAAATCTCCTAAAGAACGTGATAAAAACAATGATAGCCTTGATATTGACAGTATTATTAATGAAATTTAGGTAGGTGACAAACATGGATATTATAACAAACGTTCCTACCGAAGTTCTATTTGTGGGTTGTATTTACAAACAGCCTGATTTGCTGGTAAATTACGGACAATATATCCGTAGTAAATATGATTTTTCAGATGAAGTTACACGATTTTTTTATGACTCAGCCGAAATCATATACAAAACTAGGACACAAACATTCAATAAAACTACTATTTTAACTTATTTTTCAGAAGAGCCTGAAAGACTTTCTTTGTACAAAAAGTATGGTGGTTGGAAAACTCTTGACAGTTGGATGAAAATTGCTATAACTGATGACATTGGCAAGTATCAGGAAATCATTAAAAAGTATTCTTTGTTAAGAGAATATCAAAGAAATGGCTTTGATATTACAAAAATTGTAGAACATAAGAAATTTGAACAATTTACGGCTTCAGACATATATAGATTAATCAGAGGTAAAGCAGATAGAATACATACGGTAATTTTAACAAACCAAGAAGCCGAAATTCTGAATAGTCATATTAAACAATCGCTTATTGCGTGTATGGAGAAGCCTGATTTGGGTGTGTCACTTCCCTTTCCCATTTTAAATGATATATTCAGAGGGTGTAAATTAGGCTCGACAATGGCGATGGGAATGCTTTCTAATGCAGGAAAATCACGATTTATGACAAAAATCATTGCCTATTTAACACTTGTCAAACATGAAAGAGTATTTGTCATGCTTAATGAAATGGGCGTTGATGATCTCAGAAAATGTCTGATAACAACGTGTATAAACAACACTGAATTTCAAAAGCTGCATGGTATAAAGTTGAAGAAGCCCGAAAAGGAATTAACACTTGGTTTGTACAAGGATAAATCAGGTGAATACATATATCATAAAACAGACGATTGGGGAGAGCCAACAGAAACTTTGCAAGAGTACATTCAAAAGGTCGCTGAAAATTCAGAGGAATATGTAAAAATAATGAAAATTGCTGAATGGATTGAGGCTGAAACTAATGAACTTATTCTCGTTAAGGATATGGCTGGTGGTTATGACGATAAGACACTGGAGTTTGAAATAAGAAAAGCTAATCTAACTCATGGTGCGAAATACTTCTTTTACGATACCTGCAAGCAAGACACGCAAGCTACAGGAGATTGGGCGGCTTTAAAAGCAACGGTGACAAAACTCACTGATTTAGCGAAGCAACTAAATATGTTTGGTTATCTCTCAATTCAGCTTACAGACGATACGGAGTTTTGTAAGCCTGACGAACTAAACTCAAATAACATTGCCAATGCAAAACAGTTAAAGCATATTATATGGACTATGACGTTATTCAAAGAAATATCTGTTGGTGACTTTCATAAATATCGTTATGTTCAGCATGACGCTGAATGGGGTAAAGATGTTGAATGTGAACTTAAAGTTGGTAAGAGGTATTATGTGGGTAATGTAGACAAAAACAGATTTGGTTGTAAAAAGAAAGTTGTATTTGAAGTTGACCTAGATTTGAACACTTGGTATGAAGTCGGAGAACTAAGAAGAAAGTGAGGATAAAATGGATGTTTCTGTCCTCAAAGAAAAGATACTAGAGAACAATTATGTTCCTGTCATACTTGACGAAATAGGTTGTCACCATATTTCCTGTAAAACAGGTTATGTTCAGTGCGGAAATCCTGATGGGGATAATCAAGGGGCGATCACTGTTTATCTCAATGAAGGTCTTTTAACTGTTGACTACACACGAGAAATACATAGTAGTTCAAACTTGGATAAGATAGATATTTTTGACCTTGTGCAATTTTTTTGCAGTTGTACGTTTTATGAAGCTGTTCGCAAAGTTTGTAATTGGTGCGGCATTAACTATTATAAAGATGAATATAACGATTTGCCTGAAAGTCTAAAGTTTACGAAATTTATTTCTGAAATGGCAGACGATGAGTCTAGTTACGAAGAAATGCAACCTTTAAAGCCGATTAAGGAAAATGTTCTATCATACTACTTCCCTGCCGTAAATGATTTCTTTTTAAGGGACAACATATCATACAGCACACAAATGCTGTTTGAAATAGGTTATGACGATGTTTCCAATCGAATTACAATTCCTGTAAGAGATGAAATGGGAACATTGGTAGGTGTTAAAGGTAGACTATTTTTAAAGCAAGAAGAAATGACAGAAGAAGAACAAAGAGTTAAGTATATATATTTGGAGCGTTGCAACAGAGCTAGAATGTTATATGGACTTTATTTATCCGAAAAATATATAGCTCGAACAGGCTACGTTTATGTGGTTGAAGCTGAAAAAGGTGTTATGCAACTTTGGAACATGGGAATAAAGAATTGTGTAGCAACTTGTGGCAAGAAAATAAGCCAATATCAAATAAATATGCTGGCAAGGTTGAGTTCTCATATTATATTTTGCTTTGATAAAGACGTAACCGTAGACGAGTTAAACGATATAGCTGACAAATTTCTGGATTGTATTCAAATAAGTGCTATTGTTGACACTGATAATTTACTTGAAGAAAAAGAAAGTCCAACAGATAATCCTGATAAGTTTAAACAGTTGATTACCAAATATACGCAAGTTATAAAGAATGGGAAGTGAAACAACAAAACATGAATTATAAAATAATAGGTAATAATGATTATTGCCATATTCCAATATCTATTTTTACTAATAGAGGAATAACTAACGTTAATGAATACACTCATTTAACCGATGATGTATTAATTTCTTATGACAATCTTGACAATATTACTGAAGCGGTTCAAATGCTAGATAGACACATTAAAAGCAATAGTAAAATGGCGATTATTGTTGATTGCGATGTTGACGGTCAGTGCAGTGCTGCTATGATGTACTGCTATTTGAAAAGATATAACAAAGAAATTGATATTACATATCTGATACATTCTGGAAAGCAACATGGTATTTCTTCTGAGATAGAAATACCTGAAGGCACAAAATTGTTGATTATTCCCGATGCAGGGAGCAATGATACTGAACAATGTAAGCAGTTGGCAAAACAAGGTATTGATATACTTGTTCTCGATCACCATGATATTGAAAGAACAAACCCATATGCGGTTATAGTGAACAATCAGTGTAGTTCAGAATACTCTAATAAAGAATTATGCGGTGCAGGAATTGTATATAAATTTCTACAAGCACTTGACGATTATTATTGGAACGACTATGCCGATGACTACCTTGACCTTGTGGCATTGGCTAATATTTCTGACATTATGGATTTACGTTCTTTTGAAACAAAAAGGCTTATTGACAAGGGTCTTTATAACGTCACAAATAAATGTTTTGAAGAATTTATTAATGCTCAAAATTATTCCATGAAAGGCAAGGTTAATCCTCATACTATTGCATTTTGTATTACTTCCCTGATAAACGCAATGTGTAGAGTTGGTGACATGGAAGAAAAGGACTTACTTTTCAGAGCGTTTATTGAACAGGACGAAGAATTTGAATATAAAAAACGTGGCGAAAGTGAAACTACAAAAGAAAATATTTATCAAAGAGTTGTAAGACTCTGTAAAAACGCTAAATCAAGACAGGATAATCAAGTGAAAAAGTTACTTCCTGCGTTAAGGAAAAGCGTAGCTAATGACGAAAATACAGTTTTATTCTTAAAAGGTAACAATATCCCAAGTGTATTTTCTGGATTGATAGCCATGAAAATGGCTAGTTATGCGAAAAAACCTTGTTTAATACTCCGCAAAGACGAAGAAAATAATGTATATAGAGGGTCTGCTAGAAACTTTGATAATAGCTATGTACCAGATCTAAAGGCTGATCTGCTTAAAACAGGTCTGTTTAATTGGTGTCAGGGTCACGCAAATGCTTTCGGTTTTGAGATAAAAGCTGAGAACGTGGTTGAAGCAATTAAAGTTTTAAATAAGAATATTAATTCAGACAATCCTTTGCCAATAGATTTTTGTTTCGATTATGACGAATTTAATATTGGAATGATTTCCGATGTTACATCATTGGAGAATTGTTACGGTACAGGAATCAAAGAGCCTTTATTTGTCATTAATAATATAGTTTTGGAGCATAGCCAAGGCGTTATCATGGGTAAAAATGAAGATACATGGAAGTTTATTACTGACGATAATATCGCAATTATCAAGTTCTGTAATCCTAGTGACGATAAAGTATTAGACTTTTTGAATGGATATGATGATGAAATGTGCATTAATGCACTCTGCCAGCTCAATGTATCTGAGTATAAGGGTGTAATTACCCCTCAGATAGTTATTTTAAAATACAAGGAGGCTGAAAATGTATAGTTCTTTGCATAACCATACAATGTACTCGTTACTGGACGGCTATGGTACACCAAAAGAAATGCTAGAGCAATGTCGAAAAGTCGGCATTAAAGCATATGCAGTTACGGAACATGGCAACCAATATTCATGGATATATTTCGATCAACTATCTAAAGAATATCCTGATATTAAGCTGATATATGGCGTAGAGCTGTATGAGTGCTTCGATACTGCCATAAAAGATAAAAACAATAAGTATTTCCATCTTATCGCTCTCGCAAAAAATGAGAACGGCAGAAAGGCTTTAAATAAAATTATCACTAAGTCAAATCTTGAAAATTTTTATTTTAAGCCTAGAGTACAGATTTCAGATATTGCTCCGTATGCAGAAGATTTAATTATTTGTTCTGCTTGTTTGGCTTCAAAATTAGCTAAAGAAAGTGATTTTAATATTTGTGTTAAGTATATCGAAGAATACAAATCGGCATTTCCTAATTTCTATTTGGAAATGCAATCTCACAAATCAGAGGAGCAGGCTAATTACAATAAAAAGATTTTGAAACTATCTGAGGTAACAAACACTCCATACATAATTACTACAGATAGCCACGCAGCCACAAAGGAAGATTTATATTATCAGGGTAGGCACGTTCAGATAGCACATGACACTGAAACAATGTCAGAAAGTTATGAGGGCTGTTATCTGCAAAGTGAAGAAGAAATTCATACAACTATGGATAAACAAATTGGGGTAAATAATGTTACAAAAGGTTTAAATCAGACTAATGCTTTAGCTGATATGATAGAAGAAGTACATATGCCTTTTCAAAATCCACAGTTGCCAACATACCCCCTGCCAAGTGGATATAAGTCTAATAATGAATTTCTTTTACACCTTATTAATGAGGGGTGGAAAACTAGAAATTTTGACAAGCTTTCTAAAGAAGATCAGAAGATAATGAAAGATCGACTAGACTATGAAATGAACATTATTCATCAAATGAATTTTGACGGTTATTTCATTATTGTATGGGACTTTATTAATTATTCAAAAACTCATGGGGTTAAAATAGGTTCAGGACGTGGCTCTGGAGCAGGAAGCCTTGTGTGTTATACAATAGGTATAACTGATCTTAACCCTATTAAATATGGATTGATTTTTGAGCGTAGATAGGTTGCACTCGTTAAATTCCGTTAATTCGGTATCAGCAAACTAAGACTTCTCATTGAGAGCAAACCGATAATGAGACAAGACCATAGACGAATAAGCTGACTAAGAAACCCTAAACCTATAACTAGGTGAGATAAAGGGAATACCGAGCCAAATCTTTTAGTGATAAAAGAAAGTGTGTAACGACTAGGAAATGAGACTTTAGAGCCAATAATTTCCCACGAAGACGGAATAAAAACTTTAAATAAATGAATGAAGTTTGAAAAATATAGTCTAAACTGGGTTGGAAGTAACCAACAGATGAAAATGAGGGAAACCTCCAGAGCATAGGATAAAGAGCCTATGGTTAATAACAAATTGTTCCTCAATCCTGAGAGAGTTTCAATGCCAGATTGATTTTCGGTCGAGCATATGGGAAACCATATGTGTTAAGTGTGGTGAACCTATAAAATATAGGGTGTTAATTAAACAATTATTATAATTGTAACCGCAGGAAATGGCGGTGTGTTAATTAGCTAACAGGGAATATCTAAGTCGTTCTGTCTGACGATATGACAATCCTGTGCGAAGTTGTATTTTATGATTTAATAAAAGGTATAGCACTTTGTCAAATCATAAGTACAAAACGTCAAACGACTAGCTCAAAGGAGCGTAGGGTTAAGTGAAATTCTTGACTCGAAGTGCCACACACCTAAACGTATTGCTACAAGTGTGATACGCATGGTGAAGATATAGTCTATTCCTTACAGAAATGTAATGTAGTAAAGTTGGACATCGATGTTTCAGACAGACCTACAGTAATAAATTATCTCATTGACAAATATGGTGAAAATCGTGTTTGTCAAATTATAAACTTCTCGTATATAACACCTGTTGTTGCCATAAAAGATGTTGGCAAGATACTAGGTTTTAAATACGGTGAAAGGGATAAACTATCCAAAAAGTTTTCGTACAATACATTTCAAGAGTGTATTGATAACAATATAAACTACTTATCTGAACACCCTGAATACAGTGAGTTGCTTGATATAGCAGGCAAGTTGAGTGGTAGAGTTAAAACAGTTAGTTGCCACGCAGGTGGTGTCGGTATCGTTGATACTGACATTAGCGACTATATGGCAATGAAACTAGGCTCTGACGGAGAACACGTCATTCAAGTTGATAAAAGGCTTGTCGAACAAATAGGCATTATTAAGTTTGATATTCTTGGTGTTCAGACCTTAAAAATGGTACAGGAAATTCAAAATGACTTGCACTTATCTGAATATGATATAAATATCAACAACCCCAAATTTGAAAATGATAGAAGTCCATTTGAACTGTTAAACAAAGCATTGACGAATGGTGTGTTTCAGGTGGAAAGTGCAGGTATGAAAGACTTACTGCTCAGACTACAAGCAACTAACATGGAAGATTTGTCGGCTATTTTGGCATTGTATAGACCTGATTCAATGGGAGCTTTGGAGGAGTTTATTAAATGCAAGCATGATCCTTCACTTGTCACCTATATACACCCCGACATGAAGCCTATTTTGGAAAGCACTTACGGCTGCATGATCTATCAGGAACAACTTTTGGATATTGTAAGAACTTTTGGTGGCAGAAGCTATGGTGGAGCTGACTTATTCCGTAAGGCGATAGGCAAAAAGAATATTGAACTTGTTAAGCAAGAGTCAGAAAAACTGTACCAAGAAATTATTGACAATGGATATTCTCATGAAATTGCCAAAACGATTAGTGAAGAATTGAAAACTAAAGGTGGCTATCTGTTCAACAAATCGCATAGTTATAGCTACGCTGTTCTATGCTTTCAAACTGCTTATCTAAAAATAAATTATCCTGTTTATTTTTTCAAAGCACTATTTAATTTGAACAAAGATAAGGCAGGTATGGTGAATAAATACATTGTAGACTCTAAACAGTTTGGAGTAACTGTTTTACCACCTCATATTAATAAATCGCAAGTCGATTTTTCTATTTACGATAACAATGTGCTGTTTGGTTTTTCTGCGATTACAGGCATTGGTGAACGAATAGCCCAAGAGATTGTTGCTGATCGTGAGAAGAACGGCAAGTATAAAAACCTTCAAGACTTGCTGTCAAGAACAACACTGGCAAAAACTCAAATTATTAACTTAATGAAGTCAGGTGCAATACCTACGAAAGATAAAAAGAGTTGTTTGTTAAAATATTTGAAGTCATTGTACAAACCATTAGAGTATAAAGAATTGTCTAAGTTGCCAACATATAACAAGCTTATTATTGACTATGATATTGATATTGAAAAATATCGTATCGGTAACGGCAAGTATGACTATGACAAAGATTTGTTACTCACTCTTGCAAATCAGAAAAAGAAAGAAAAGTTTGATTTACAGCAAGAAGATAGGTTGAAACAATTTCTTTCAACCAATAACAAATATCTTGAAAACGCTGATTTTTGGGAGTTTGAAGCATTACAGATATTTATACACAATAATCCATTTGAAGAAGCACTCCCCTATCTAACAACAGCATTTGAAGCCGTTGAGAATGATAATGATTGCGTTATTGTAGGTGTTATTTCCAGAGTACAAAAGAAAAAGGACAGAAATAAAAAACCATTTGCTTTTGTGAACATTTACTCTACTTTAGGTATTATAGAGGGTGTTCTTTGGAATAGTCAACTTGTACAGTATGAAGATTTGGTTAAGAAAGGCTCTCAGGTTGCTATTAAATGCAGGAAAACAGACGAAGATAAAGTTACAATACAGGCTATGCGACCATATGTTGAATGGCTTTCAGAAAGGAAGAAAAGACATGACAGAAAAAACATTTAAGTTTAAAATCGTTCCTCAACAGGAGCGATTTTATAACGAAAATAGTAATTGGGGAGTGTACACATTCACAACAACTTCTGATGACATTCCATATTTTTATGATTGTTATGACGATCCCTTTGGTGACAATCCAAGGCAGTTAAAAGGTAGCACATTGGCAGGTAAAATGCAACGCTTAACAATCGGTGTCGAATACAATGCCGAAGTTACCTGTTCTTTTAATAGCAAATATAATTCGTATCAATATACGCCAATTTCTATTACTGCAAATGTGCCTAAGACAGAAGAACAACAAATAGCATATTTGAAGACTCAGGTCACAGAACTGCAAGCAAAAAACATTTTAGTTGTCTACCCAAATGTAATTGATGATGTTATTCAGAATAGAGAAATTGATTTTACAAAAATCAAGGGTATAGGCGAAAAGAGTTGGAATAGGATAAAGGATAATATATTGAATAACTATGTTATTTCAGATATTCTTATTATGCTTCAGCCGTTGGGTGTAACGTATGCCATGATAGCTAAATTGATCTCCAATGAACCTAATCCTCAATTATTGAAGGAAAAGTTACTTGACAACCCTTATATTATGACAGAAATTCGTGGCTTGGGCTTTAAGAGAGTCGACGATTTGGCGTTGAAGTTAAATCCAGATATCAGGATATCAACCAAAAGAGTTGTGGCATTTGTTAAGTATTATCTTGAGAGTGTTGGGAACAATGACGGTCATTCATATGTGCTAGAGTCTGTATTAGACAGTGCAATAAGAGATAACATAAACGATTGTTATGAAATGTACGAGAGCTTTAAATCCACACAAAAGCAACATGAGATATTTCTACATTTTGAAGAAAACAAGGTAGGACTATTACGCCAATATAAAACTGAAATATCTATTTTGGATATTCTAAAAAATCTCAATGAACAAGAAACAGACTATAAAATTAACATCGAAAATGGTATCTCGGAAGCAGAAAGAGAACAAGGCTTTTGCTATACAGACGAACAAAAACAAGAGATATATAAGGCTTGCAACAGCCCTGTAGTGCTTATAACAGGTAGAGCAGGAACAGGTAAAAGCTCGATTTTAAGAGGACTCACAAAGATATATAAAAGCTATTCTATATCAGCTTGTGCTTTGTCTGCCAAAGCTGCAATTAGGATAACCGAGGCAACAGGTTTATTCGCAAGTACAATTCATAGGTTGCTTGGTTTTAACAAGACAGGTTTTGTTTATAACTCTAACAACAGATTGTCTAGTGATATTATCGTACTTGATGAAGCTTCAATGGTTAATTCATCATTATTTTATAGCTTGGTTTCTGCTATAAAAGAGGGTGCAAAAGTAATTATTGTAGGTGATGACGGTCAGTTACCACCAATAGGCTGTGGCAATATCTTTCATGATTTGCTTAATTGTAATGCGTTTACTTGTTGTAAACTGACTAAGATTTTAAGACAGGCTCAAAAGTCAGGTATTATTTCGGACTCAGTTAAAATTAGAAATGGAGAAAACCCATTGCCTGAACCGAAACTGAAAGTTGTTACTGGCGAACTACAAGACATGACCTATATGTTTAGAGAGAGCCGTGAAGGTATGCGTGAATTGGCTATTAAATTGTATACAATGGCAGCTAAGAAAGACGGCTATGATGAAACGATTATTTTGACACCTTGTAAAAAGGACAGGATAAATAGCTCTTTTGAAATTAACTCTATTTTGCAAGATATGATAATTCCACCCGATACTGCACCTGAGATCAGGTATGGTAATAAGACATTTCGTCTTGGGTCGAAAGTTATTCAAAGAACAAATGACTATGATAGAAATGTTTTCAATGGAGAAATGGGTTATATTACAAAAATTGAACAGACAGTTAAAGACGGTAAGAAGCAGAATGTTGTTACAATTAAATTTGCCGACAAGGAAATTGATTTCCTGCAAAATGATTTAAGTAGTATTGAGTTGGCTTACTGTCTGACCTGCCATTTGACACAAGGTAGCGGTTTTAAAAATGTTATTGTACTGATCGATAATACCCATTATAAACTGCTTGACCGCTGTATGCTTTATACTGCGATTACCAGAGCTAAAACCAAATGTGCATTGATTGCCGAGCCTAGTGCTTTTCAGAGGTGCTTGAAAATACAAGCTTCACAAAGAAACACATGGTTGAGTTTATTGTACAATAATATATAGTTTTCGTAGTATAAATTTGTACATTTTGCATACTTGACACATCTCAAAAGTAGTAGTATACTATAAATATAATCTCAAAGGTAGCATAGTAAAATTAATATGCCGAAAGGTGGTTAAAGAGTGCTAAAGGCGATTAAGAAATGGTTTTACAAAATAAAAGACTTTGTAAAGTACAAGAGATAGGAGAAAATACTATGAAAGAAATGATATATAAACATTTTGACGAGAATGGACAAGAGGTTATTGATATGCTTGATGAAGGCGTTTACAAGGGTTTTCATTATGTTATAGTTTCTTATGGTACTCACCCTTGTGCATATGTAGAAATTCCAGGGGGACATAAGTTGTATGATGTTAGTAACAAAGATGAGCTTGTTGATATTAATTGTCATGGCGGTATTACTTATGTTTCTAAAATAGGGATTATTAAACCTAGCAATAAGAACCATAGAGATGGACGTTGGATAGGTTGGCATTATGCACACTGCATGGACTATTGTTATTCGCTTTATGATTTTGAATTTTTTAATGAGGGCAAGAAACGGACAACTAAAGAAATATTTGAAGATGTTAAGAATGTTATAGAGCAACTTATAAAAAGTTGATTTTATTTATAAAAGGAGGCAACAATACAGATTGAATAATGATAAATATTCAGATGATAATAAAGTTCATGATACTCAACGTTTAAAGGAGTTGCAAGCATTACCTTTAGAAAGAAAAGTTCTAATAACTCAAAGTCGTATTCTTGAATGGTATAATTATTGGAATGGACAAGTGTATATCTCATTTTCGGGTGGGAAGGACAGTACAGTTCTTTTACATATTGTAAGAAATTTGTTTCCTGATGTTGAAGCTGTGTTTGTTGATACAGGTCTTGAATATCCTGAACTTAGGGCTTTTGTTAAAACGTTTGATAACGTTACTTGGCTAAAGCCGAATATGAATTTTCGGCAAATAATAGATACATATGGTTATCCTCTGATTAGTAAAGAGGTAGCAAACATTATTCGTTACGCAAGAAAAGGCTCGTATACACGTTGGTGTAAGATTTATAATTTTGATGCGATTAAAGATAAATATACACCGAGATATAATTTATCTAGATATAAAAGGCTGGCAGATAGTGATATTCCTATTTCTGAACAATGTTGCGACATAATGAAGAAGAAGCCTTGTAAGGACTATGAAAAACAAAGTGGAAAAAAGGCTATTTTAGGAACAATGGCTTACGAAAGTGGTATGCGAAAAAAAGAATGGGTTAGAACTGGTTGCAATGCTTTTGAAGCACTTAGACCAATATCTAAACCAATATCATTTTGGACTGAAAATGATGTTCTTGAATACATAATTAAGAATAATTTACAAATAGCTTCTGTATATGGCAAAGTTGTAAAAACTGATGAGGGGGGTACACAACAACAGGAGAGAAAAGAACAGGTTGTATGTTTTGTGGATTTGGCTGTCATTTGGAGAAAAGTCCCAATCGATTTGAGCGTATGAAAATCACTCACCCTCAAATATGGGATTATTGTATTAGACCAAAAGATCAAGGTGGCTTGGGTATGGGAGATGTCCTTGATTTTATACACGTTCCGTATGGAAAAGAAAAACGTTAATAATAAAGTAACAGAAAGAGGCGTACATTAAATGGTTAATCAAGAATTTAAAAAAGGTGACAGAGTAAAAATCACAGATTTTACAGGAACGATTATTGGCACTAAGCTTGAAGATAATTCTATTAAATATCATGTAAAAATTGACCAGGGTCGAATTTATACTTGGGTATTTCAAAATGCACTTGAACACATGGACTCAGATGCTGATAATTTTAAGCAGACAATCACTATTAAGACCGAAAGAAAGACTGGCGAAACTATCATAAGAATATCCAATCCAAAATTTACAACCGATGAGCCTACAGTAAGAGGTACAATCGTTGGTGATGTGATAAATAAACCAAGCGAACCAAAAATAACAGATGAACAGAGAACTGTTTTGGAAGGACTTTATTTGTTGGGTTATAGATATTTAGCTTGTGACGATATTCGTAATGCTTTAGTAGCTTACGAAACACGCCCCTGCAAAGCAGAAGCAATATGGTATGGTGGAATACATTCAATTAGTGTCAACAACATAACAAAGGTATTAAACAATCTTTGTTCTTGGGAAGACAAAAAGCCGACCTCGATTGAGTGGTTGCTAGGCAAAAAAGATAAGAATGAGTAATATAAAAGTTTTCTTTTATTGAGGTAAACAAATGAAAAAGAACAACACCTTAACAAAAACTAAAATAGAATATTTTAAATTGCTAGATTCCTATAATTCAAAGGAAAATTTATATGCACCCGCAATAGATGCACAGCTAGCAATAAATGTGCTATGTCAATATTTATTAGGCGAAGATTACTACATTGTTGACCCTTTACCGCCTCCACAAGCTGATACAATTATTGTGCAAGATATTCTACATAAATATTGCAACAGAGAAGTTACTAAAGACTATAACAAATATAAAAATGCTAGGAAAATATTAAACCAAGAATAATGACAAAAGTTTATACTTGATAAGGAGTAAAACGGAAATGGATAAAGAGATAAGAAAACTTAAATGTAGATGTTGTAGATGGTATTATGATAAATTTAATGGCTTTCATGCCTGTGAAGCTATAGATTGCGAAGATAGCTTTGAAATATCATTACTGAAAATAAAAAATGTTGCAAAGGAAGAAGACATGTCTATTACGGACTTACTTAATCTTATTAATTTTGCTTAAATTGTAGGAAATGATTTTGTGAGCTGGAAATTAAATAATACAAAAGATACTGAATATGAAAAACATGAATAAGTAATACATAAAAATTTAGTTTTATTTATAGAAAGAGGTAGAATATGATAACGAAAGAGGAGTTTGAAAAGGCGGTGGAGTATTGCGCTACTGACCCCACAGATTGCGAAGGCTGTCCGCTTTGTGCCAGCGATAAACACCGTATGTGCAGTACATATCTTGCAGAGTACATAAAAAACGAGCCTGCACCTGTAATAAAAAATATACCCTCGGTAGAAAGCAACACTAACACTATTTATGAAAACGCTAAAATAACTGATGTATCACTGGAAATAGGCGACCATTGTTGCCTTACCTTTTCTATAGCACTTAAAGGCTTAGGCTGGGGAGCTAGTTTTGGCGGTTATAACTTAGCTTTTTTCAATAGAACATCGTTTGAAGGTTCTGAAAAGGGACTTGAAGCTCTTGCGAGAATTATGTATGTTGTAGGCGTTTCAAAATGGGAAGATATAAAAGGTCGTTATGTTAGAGTAAAACAGGAAGATAGATTAGTTGTCGGAATAGGAAATATCATTAAAGATAAATGGTTTGAACCGAGAGAGTTCTTTAAGGAGGTTGAAAATGAGTAGAAAATTCACTGATGAGGAAGTCGTAGAGGCGGCACTTTGCTGCACAGCAAAGAGTTGCGACACCTGCCCGTTTATAGTTTTAGGAGAAGGATTTGAAAAATGTATCATAAAATTTTCAGAATACATAGCAAACAACACAAAAAACGAGCCTGTACCTACCGCAGATGTGCAGGAGGTCAAGCATGGAGACTGGCTTAAACCTGGCAATGACCCAATTGACAATAAACAATGGATATGTTCCGAATGCAAAGGATTAACTGAAACGGCATATTATTGTGGGCATTGCTACTATAATTACTGCCCTAACTGCGGAACTAGAATGGACGGTGATAGCTTGTGAAAATAACAAGGCTGTCGGAAAATCAGAGGTTTGTTTTCAGATGGTGGACGGCACGGGAGCTTAGTGATTACGACGGGATAATCTGTGACGGTGCGGTCAGATCGGGCAAGACCTTTTGTTTGTCGGCGTCTTTTATGACATGGGCGATGACTAATTTTGACGAGTGCATTTTTGGGCTATGCTCAAAAACTATCGTGTCGCTGAAAAGGAATATCCTGCCTGCACTCAGGGAGTATATGAAAGCCATGGGCATGACGGCTGTGGAGGTCGCGTCAAAGAACTATATGGACGTGAGCTTTTGCGGCAGGAAAAACAGGTTTTACTACTTTGGCGGCAGGGACGAAGGCTCGCCCTCACTTATCCAGGGCGTGACCCTTGCGGGGGTGCTTCTTGACGAGGCGGCACTTATGCCCAGAAGCTTTATAGAGCAGGCTGTGGCAAGGTGTTCGGTGGCGGGGAGCAAGCTGTGGTTCAACTGCAATCCTGACAATCCTTACCACTGGTTCAAGAAAGAGTGGATAGACAAGGCGGAGGAAAAACGGCTTATCTACAGACATTTTGTACTGGAGGACAATCCGACCCTTGACCGGGCGGTGATAGAACGCTATCACAGGATATATACGGGGACGTTTTATGAGCGTTTTGTGCTTGGAAAATGGCATTGAAAGTTTGGCAACAAGGAGAGACGGCAATGCGTGAAATACTTTTTAGAGGAAAACGTGTAGACAATGGCGAATGGACTTATGGCTATTCCTGCCGCTATGGTTGGATAGGAAAAGAAAAAGACTATATCATTCCCGATTATGCAAGTACATTATATACAGCCGAAGTTGACCCTGAGACAGTTGGACAGTACACAGGTCTGACAGACAAGAACGGCAACAAGATTTTTGAGGGTGATATAGTTTGGGATAATTGTGAGGAAGAACGAGGCGTTGTACAGTGGTATAATGATATGGCAAAATTTATCATAACCTATTCTACATTCACAGTTGATTTTGACAACGTTTATGGCGAAGAACTACAAATTGTCGGAAACGTTTATGACAATGCCGAACTAATAAAGGAGAAACAATAATGAATATAAATTTATTGCAAGAAACAGTAGAAACACTTGAACAGAATGGTAAATCACTTGCCGATGTAGAATGGGTAGGAATTAAGAACAACAGTTATTACACTTGGGAGGAGTTTGAGGAACAAGCTAAATGCGTTGAGTATGATGCAGATTATAGCTTTGAAGAGATTGATAGACGTTTAGTTGTTGTTGGTAAAGATTTCTGGCTTGAACGTTATGAATATGACGGTTCGGAATGGTGGGAATTTAAGACATTGCCGACAAAACCAATTTTAAAAGTTGATAAACTACCAATCCTTAACGAATGGTAAAAAAAATACGTTTTCTAAAACAACGTAAATACACACTTTTAGGCACTTAAAATTTGAATAAAAGAGAAATTTTATTTAGGAGATGATATCGATAAAGCAAGAATATATAAAATCGCCACTTAATTATGTAGGTGGCAAATACAAGCTTCTACCACAGATATTACCATTGTTTCCGAAAAATATTGACACTTTTATTGACTTGTTTGGCGGTGGGTTTAATGTTGGAATTAATGTTCCTGCGAAAGAGGTTATTTATAATGATTTGAATTTGCCTGTAGTCCAAATACTCGAATACATACATAGAAATAGAACCGATAAAAGTCTTGACGAGATAGATAAGATAATCAAGCAATATGATCTATCAAAGATTAATAAGGAGGGGTATTTGAGACTCCGCAACTATTTTAACGAGTTGGAATCTAAACAGTCCGTTATTTTATATGTGTTAATTTGTTACGCCTTTAACAATCAGATGCGTTTTAATTCAAAAGGTGAATTTAATATGCCGTTTGGAGAAAGATATTTTAACCCTACATTAAGAGAAAGGTTTATAGAATTTTCGGAAGCAATCAGCAATAAAGGCTGCAAGTTCACCAATGCTGATTTTCGTAAGTTCATCGGCGTAGCATTTGGCGAAAATGATTTTCTGTATTGCGATCCACCGTATTTTAATTCAACGGCAACCTATAATGAAAATGGCGGTTGGACTAATACCGATGAGGAAGATTTGAGAGATATGCTTGCGACATCAAATGTGAAATGGGCATTATCGAATAATCTAAAAACAAACTTAACATTAAAGGATTGGGTGGAAGGTCATGGATATAAAACCCACTATTTAAACACTACTTATGGAAACTGTAATTATCAGAAAAAAGACAAGACAAAAGATATAGAGGTCTTAATTACAAACTACTGAGGAGGACAATATTAAATGAAAACACTTACGGGGACAAGCCTAGCTGGAATGTCCCCTACAAGAGAAAGAGTGACTAATGATTTTTACGCAACACCATTCAATGCAACAGAAGCCATTTTAAAAAAAAGAAAAATTATCTGGTAGTATACTCGAACCTGCTGCCGGACAAGGGCATATATCAAAAGTCCTCAAAGAATTTTATCCATATTCAGAAATTGTATCTACTGATTTGGTTAGTAGAGATAGTCCTTTTGGAATTGATATTACTCCAAACGTTGACTTTCTTACATATAATTACAAACGCAAATTTGATAATATTATTACCAATCCACCGTTCAAATTTGCAAAAGAATTTATTCTTCGATCATTGGATTTAGCAAATGAAAAAGTTATTATGTTTGCAAAAATCCAACTTCTTGAAGGGCAAGATAGATTGAAAATGTGGGAAAACACTCCTATAAAAACAATTTATGTGCTTTCTAAAAGAGTAAACCCAATGCGTAATGGTAGTGAGGTAGATGAAAAGGGGAAGCCTTGGGCAAGCACTATGTGTTTTGCATGGTTTGTATGGGAACATAATTATGAAGGCTTGCCAACAATAGAGTGGATTTAATTTTATTTGAAAGGAGCAGTAAATGTCAACACCTAAGAAACTTTACATATCAGACCTACACATAGGTCATAAAAATATACTAAATTTTGATAATCGTCCATTTTTTAATCTTACAGATATGAAAGAAACTATTATAGATAATTGGAATAGTGTTGTCGGCAAAAATGACAGTGTGTATGTTCTAGGTCCCCACTTTGGATTTATGCAATCGTTAAAGTAATTCTTATAGTTATACTGACGATAATTGCGCTTAATGATAATGGAGTATCGTGCCGTAAAAGAAAGAAGAAACATTAAAATGTTTAATGGTAAAGAAAATACATATAAGAGACAAAATAAAAAAAACAGAAGCAAAAAAAGGAGAATAAAAATATGAGACTAACAAATACATGGATAAATGGAGATTGTCTTAAAGAACTGAAGAAAATGGCTGACGAGTCAGTGGATATGGTAATTACTTCACCGCCATATCACAATCTGAGGGTTTACAGTAATGACCCATGCGACCTTTCAAATTGTGAAAGCTACGAAGAATATTATTATCTTCTCGGTCTTGTGATTGCCGAGTGTCAGAGAGTCCTTAAAAAAGGCGGTAAATTTATAATGCAGTTTGAGGACTATAACTATACCATTGGTAGGGATAACAAAATGGGACAGGAGAGCTTAACAGGTGATATAAACAAGATTATGCTTGACAATAAATTTTCTCTTTGGACTAAGGCATTTTGGAGAAAATATTCCGCACAGAGAGCTATGCTTGCACAGGGTAATCTTTATTATCGCAATATGAAAGCAAGAGATACCATTCTCGCTGCGAATGTAGGCTTTGTTTATGTCTATAAGAAGGAAGGAGATTGTGAACTTATTAAGGCTTCTGATATTACACTCGCTGAATGGGCAGATTGGGCAGATGGTGTATGGAACATTTCCAATTCTGGTATTTCACATACAACCCCTTTTGCAGAAGAACTTGTAAGGCGTTGTGTAAAACTTTGGTCTTGCCCAGGTGACGTTGTACTTGATCCATTTGCGGGAGCAGGAACTACAAATAAAGTTGCGATTGAATGTGGTAGAAGTGCGATAGGTATTGAATTGCAGAAAGAATGGTATGATCTGGCTATCGAAAAGAGATTTTCACTTTGGGACGATAGTGTTTACGAGTCTGACGATAGTATAGAGAAGATGAAAGAGCGTTTTAACGAACAGCTTCTCGTTGGTAAAGAGCAGAGTGCAAAGGCTAAAACCGAGAAACAAGAGAAGAAGGTTATGTCCGATAAGAAAAAAGAATTACAAACACAGATTAAAAACCTAGAAGCTGAACTTGTGGCACTTGGAATAAGGAAATCAGAAATTAAAAAAATCAAAAATGAAGCAAGGGTAGAAAGTGATGGTTGAAGAATGGCGTAATATAAGTGGGTTTGAAAATTATTATCAAGTTAGTAATTTAGGGAACGTAAGGAGAATTGGTGACTATTCAAATCAAATCACATCATGGGGTTTAGAAAATCCTAAAATTTTAAACGTTCGTAAACACAGCAATGGTTATTTGAGAGTTATGCTTTCGGTAAGTGGTAAACATTATGACAGATATATTCATCGCCTAGTAGCAACTGAGTTCTGCAATAACCCTAACCCCGGTAAATACGCAGAGGTAAATCATATTGACGGAAATAAAACGAATAATAATGCTATAAATTTAGAGTGGTGCGATAGAAGTTATAATAACAAACACGCTTATATCAAGGGGTTACATACGACACACGGCTGTTATGGAAACAAGAAAATGGTCGCACAAATTGATATTAAAACAAATGTTATAGTAAAAATTTATAATTCTGTAAAAGATGCCTCAAAAAGTGTCGGGTTAAAGAATTTTACTAATATATCAGCTTGTTGTAATTATGCCGAAAATCCTAATAAGTATAAAAGACCTTGTTTATCTTCAAAAGGTTATAAATGGCGATTTGCAACAAATGAAATGAAAGTGGGTGATACTATTGATTGAGTTATCAGTACCTGTTGAAAAGATACCATACATAAGGACTATTGAAGGACGTAAATTTAAAAATGGTAAATGGCAGTTTCCTGACTCGGCATTAACTGTACTACAACAATACAAACTAATCGACAGCAATATCGTTGTTTCTAAGAAAGAGAAAGTTCAATATGAGCTTTCTCCATATCTTAGAGATTATCAGCAGAAGATCGTCAATAACGCACTGAACGAGGGCTGTTATGCAATTTTTTCTGAGACAGGTACTGGAAAAAGCCCTATGGGGCTTGAAATAGCCATACATTTCGATAAGGCTCTTATACTATGTCCGTTATCCGTAATAGAAACTGCATGGATTGATGATTGTCATAGGTTTTATCCTGATAAAATCATCGTGAATTGCCATGGCAGTTCTAAAACAGAACGCTTAGAAAAGCTAAATTCAAAAGCTGATATATACATAATGAATTATGAAAGCTTTAAAATACTTAAAAATGAGATTCGGAACGTTCAGTTTGATTGTTTAATTATTGACGAAAGCTCTGTTATGAAGAATATGACAAGTCAAATTACATCAGATATCCTTGAAATGATAGATGTAATTCCTCACAGGTTTGTTTTAAGTGGTTGTCCTACACCAAACCATAATGCAGAGATATTTCCTCAAATAAAGCTTGTTGATAGCGATGTATTTGGAAATAATTATTATGGTTTCCTTGCAAAGTATTTTACTCAGGATATGGCTAACCCTCACAGATGGTATCAAACTCAGGAGAATAAAAATGCGTACTATAACAGACTTTCTGAAAAATCTATTTTTCTCGCTAAGGACGATTGCATAGCTTTGCCTGATAAGACTTTTGAAATTAAGAAAATTGATATGGGCAAAACGCAGAAAATGTATTATCAGAATATGGTACAGAATATCAAAGATAATATTAACTCATGGAGCAAATTTGAGTTCACGGCAAAGCTAATGAAATTGCGTGAGATTTTAAGTGGCTTTGTAATTAACAAAGATAATAGTATTACCGATTTTGATACTGAAAAAGATAAAATTTTACAACAATCTATTGAAGAAATAGGAGACAAACCTATTATAGTATGGTGTCAGTTTATTCATGAAATCGAAAGACTTGCTAAAAAATTCAATGGTATGGCTCTCACAAGTAAAACAAAAAATCGTGACGATATAATTAGAGATTTTAAAGACAACAAAGTAAAACTGTTGTTTACACACCCACAATTACTAGGCAAAGGCTTAACTTTTACAAATTGTAGTTATAATATTTATTATTCGTTGAGCTTTAGTTACGAGGACTTTAAGCAAAGTCAAGATCGTATACACCGTTTTGGACAAACTAATAAATGCACATACATAATTCTTCAGATGAAGAACACTATTGATGAACGAATTTATAATTGTCTTAGACGAAAGGGCAATGCAGTTGATGAACTGTATCTTGAAATGGGGTTAAAGAACATAAATGATTCCAAAGAAAATTCTTAACGCTCTTACGAAAGAGCAACTAATATTCCTAATAAATCAATATCAGCATATGGAATTTCTTATCTCAGAAATCTGTGTCAACGAGAGTAAACAGCATATTCCGTCTGAGCAGGCGATAGAAAAGATAAGAAAAGAACTTCACAACTGTAATTTTCCCTTTTGTACTTCTACAGAAGAATTTATATCACTTTTAGATTATAAAATGGGCAAAATTACACTTGACGAATACAAAGAAAGAATTGGAATTGGTTGAAAGGAGACAGAATGAAACTTCTGGAAAGTATAAAACTTGCATTGCAAGTTTTCCCAAATAGCTTTATTAATCGAAATAACGAGGTTATTCTTATTCCAAAATTCAATGTCTATATTCAGCTTGACGATGTGAACACAAATGAAGATTTCAAGGTAAAACTTTGTGAGTGGCTAAGTCGAGATTGCTCTTGTGCGTTAAGATATTCACGAGACAAAAGGCTTGTAAGATATTGGCAAGACAATACTAATGCTTTTAATAAAATTTGTGGAACTAATTTTACAATGGAGCAAATGAGTTATATCTATACATATTTGGGTAATGGCATAAAACATGAACTCACAAGACAGTTTGTAAGAAACGGATTTGACCTTTTTGTTATAGAGAAATTCGTTATAACAAGAGAACTACAGAAAGGAAATAATTAAATGAATAAATCTAGCGACAAAATTGTTAAATTAAGGAGAGTACAAAATAACAGTCTTGAAATAGAAAAACTTAAATTGGAAATTGAAAAATTGAATAAAAATTATTTGAAATTGAATAAAAAGATTAAGAAAATGAATAAGAAAATTAAGAAAGTTGTACTATTGAATAATTCAACATATGTTTACGGAGATGAAAGTGATGGAACAAAACTATCGCTATAAAAACCTGGTAAGAAAGGCGTGTAAAAAATGGCGTGTTACAAGGCTATTGAAGAAGCAATAAAGAATGGTAGACCAATCCCTGACGATGCTATTGATTTGCCAAAGCATTATGATGATAAAGCGGAGTCTTGTTCTTCAAACGGTATAAGTTGGGAAACTCTTATTAATGCAGATTATGAGCATTGTTTGGGCAGAATTAATTATTTACAGAAATACATTTCATCTTTGGAACAAAGAGTTGAACTTTTGAACGCTCAGATTGGTTTACTAGAGGCAAAGGGGTTGATGTAAAAGTTGGGAGATAAACAAAATGGATTGTAATATTCAAAATATAAAATGTGAAATCTGCGGTCGAGTGTTTCACAAAGTCTGCCATGCAGAGCCATATGAGAAAGTCTGTGATAATAGTGAATGTTTCCATAAAAAGTTCTGGCTTGAAATTATAAAAGAAAAGGACGAACACGTTATTATTAATGGCATTTGTTATTACTTAAACAAAGCTCACCCAATGAGTGATAGTCCTTTTAGGGGATATGGTGGTAGAGAATTTAAAATTAAATTACATACAGGTGAAATTATCGTAACAAATAATTTATGGCACAATGGTGAAGTGCCTAAAGAATTTCGAGATAGATTGCCTGATAATGCAGAGTTTGTATAATTGTAATAGGAGTTAATTGATGGAAATGGAGGTAACAAATGTTTGTAACCAAATTGGGTGAAAATTTTATTGAGGGTATAACACTATTTAAAGGGCAATGTAAAGCTTGCAATTCTGAGTTTTATTTTGAGGAAAAAGAAGCCAAAGAATTGTATGGAAAAGGTGAAATCGGTCACTCAGAAGAAGAAATGCTTCGAGTTTCAATGGGCGAGCCTTATTACAGATATGAGTTTGGAAAATACCCTCCTTATAAAGTGCCAATTCTTATAACACGTTGTCCTTGCTGTGACGAACTTGTTAAACTAGACCAAGTAACGTGTACACACGAAACATATGCTGAATTGAAAAATAAGCATAGAATTACATTAGAACATCTTGCGGAATATAACGGAATATATCCTTTGAATTTTAAGTGTCCTAATAGTAGGTTGTCTGTTGATATGAAAAATAGGATTGAAAAGTCAAAAGCATTAGTAAAAGCATTAGCTAGATCGTGAAAAAGTTGAAAGCAACTAAAATATAAAACCAACATTTTATTAAGAAAATAAGAGATAAAAACAAAACGGAACGCTCAGATTAGCTACCTGAGTGAATATGATAATTGCAATTATCTTCCAATAAAAACAAATTAGAGGATTTGCAAGATTGTGAACCTAATTACATATTTGGAAAGCTGTTTGAGCTTGATACTGAAACTAGAAAGGAAACAGAATGTTAAATAATGCTTGGAATACTCTCTTGAAATGTACATGGGTGGCTTGCTTTGACACCCATAACTTTCAAGAAGGAAAAGTATACGAAGTAAAAAATGGCAGACTAATAGACGGTCATGGCAGAAAAAGTTGTAATACATATGATAATGTTTACGATATTAATGACAGCTTTTATGCCAGATTTAAAGAAGTGAAGGAGTGAGTAAAAACATGGCAAGCGAGATACGAAATGATTGTGTGGGTTGTACGGCTCTTGGACTTCCCTGCCGTCATTGTTATATGGGTCGAGATTATCGTGTTTTAATATGCGATAAGTGTGGAACTGAGGTTGATACGCTTTATATTATTGACAATGACTCGGAAGAACTTTGTAGCGAATGTGCTAAAGAAAAGGCTATTGAATATTTGTCAAATCATAATGTGGACGTTGACGATTTGTGCGAATACAACGATATTCCTTGCGAAAAAATGAACGGAGAAGATTATTATAACAAATATTGCTATTGTGACGATGAGGAATAAATACATATGAATAAAAAGAAAGACGAGGCAACAAAGCAAATAATGCAACTTATAGTTGCTATTTGCGTAATAGTTATCGGTTTTGGAGTTGTAAAAGTTATTGGGATTAACGAAGATTACAAGCACAATTTTGAAAGAAACAAAGCCGAAAATTCAACAGTTAATACGATTACCACTACCACAAGCACTATAACTAAAAATACAACAACTAGATCGGTAGAAAATAAAAAAAATACAGTAAAAACAAATACTAAATCTACTACAACCACCAAAGAAACAAGAGCTACAAAGCCGTATAGCCATAAAGTAACCGAAACTACAACGATAGTTACTAAGTCTGAAGCAGAGCCAGAAATAGAACTTATTTCTTACGATATTCCAACAGGTGATACTTCATTTCACGGCTATATGGATTATGCTTGTATTACGGACATCAATTCTCTGCAATATCAGTTACAACTAAATTGTTGGACGGATAGTCAGGGAATACGCAGACAAGGTGACGATGTTTGTATTGCTTTAGGAAGTTATTATGGTACAGAAATAGGTACACGCTATCTAATTACAACCGACACAGGTAATTCATTCACCGCTGTTTTAGTCGATTGTAAAGCTGATATTCATACTGACTATAATAATCAGTATCGAGATACAGGCAACGGCTTTAAGAATGTGGTTGAATTTATAGTTGATACATATGCACTTGACCCTGATGTTATGAGCAGTGGCAACATTGGTACTTATGACAATTATTCTGGTAATATTGTATCAATTCAGAAAATTAATTAGAAAAGAGGTGAATTTAAAAATTGGCATACGACAAGAAAGCAGGAAAAGAAAGCGTTTAGCTAGAGAGGAGGAAAACAGACAGCTAAAACGCTACAAGTCAGAGTGTAGAGAACTAGATACATATTTTATGAGTGAGGACGAACTCATTCAAGCCAAAGAAAGACAGAAGATAACAAAAGCTAGAAATAAAGCAATCGTACAAAGGGCTTATATGATTGCTATGGCAACAAATTAAACGAGCGAGAAAGGACAGATAAAAATGGTAACGGAGTATACAGCATATAAAATTAGATTTACTACGGTAAAAGAGGTACAGCAGTTTATCAGACTTGCGAATATGGTTGACTATAACATAGACCTAAAGCAGAGTCATTACTGCGTAAATGCAAGTAGTATAGTGGGCATATTCGCACTTGACCTAGAAAATGAGGTAATAATGTTTGTGCCAACAGAACATGAAAAGAACGCAGAAGAAATGTTCGCAGAATTTATTATAAAGTAAAGGAAAAGACAATGAAAGTAACAATACTTGAATATCCAACTAATGAAGATTGGATTGCAGTAAAACAAAGAGCCTTGGTGACAGTAGGGCTAAAGGCTAAAACACCACCGACAGACGAGTGGAAATATAAAATATTAAAAGCAAGACATTCACCGATACGCAGACTAAGATTTTCGGTACTGTTTGAAGATATCCCTAATTGGGTAGCGGTACATCTTGTGAGACACATTCACGCACAACCTTATGTGAAATCTCAGAGAAACGATAGGCAATCTAATTATGATAGAACTAAAGCCCCACAGGACGCTCCTGTAAATATGATATGGGATTTCAATGGTGAAGAACTAATGAACATTGCCAATAAGAGATTGTGTAATCAGGCTGCTAAAGAAACAAGAGAAGCTATAAAAGAAATGTGCGATAAAATTATTGAACTTGATGATATTTGGAAAGATTTTCTCGTTCCTATGTGCAAGTACGTTGGAGAGTGTAAGGAAATGTTTCCATGCTATTTAAAGGAGAATGATGGTAAATGACTAAACCACTATTTTGTATTCTTGGAGCTTCGGCAAGTGGCAAATCAACACTTGTACAAATTCTTGAAAAAGAATTTAATATGAAGCAGATACCATCTTATACAACACGTCCTCCTAGATTTAAAGGAGAAGAAGGACATACATTTGTTTCAGAAAAAGAATTTAAGGCACTTAATGACATCGTGGCATATAACTATTATCTTGATAATCATTATGGAGTAACGGCAAGCCAAATTGACGATGATACATATAATCTTTATGTTGTAGACCAAACAGGGCTTAATGAACTCCGCAAAAAGTACAGGGGTAATAGAGAGATTTATTCTATCTTTATAGATTGCTCGTATATCAATCGATACAAGCGTTTGTTTGGACGTTACCATAAAATGTACAAGAATTTTGATAAAGCACTTAAAGAAACCAGCAAACGTACAGAACAAGATAAGATAGAATTTAAAAACTGCAAATCATCTGTTGATTACGTTATTAATAATGATGAAAACATAAACACAGCTTATGAAAATCTAAAAAATTATGTGAAAAGAATTATAGCTAAGCAGGAGGGAGATAATGATACCGAAACCGAACATAATTAACAGAGAACATTATAATAGCATTGTTTACTTATCTCACCCATATGGTGGTAAGCAAGAAAATTTAAGTAAAATAAATGAGTGCCAAAGGTTGTTGACTATAATGCACCCTGAGAATTTATATCTTAATCCCATTGCAATGTTTGGTAGCCTTTACGATTGTACCACTTATAAGCAAGGGTTGAACATGACTCTGTTGTTACTTGAAGAACTTGCAGATGAAATGATTATTTGTTCAAAGGATTGGCAATTTTCCAAAGGTTGCTGTGCAGAGATCGAATATTGTAACAACAGACATATACCGTATAAAATTTATACTTTGGAGCAAATTAGAGATGAATACAAAAAATACAGAAAGGAACATGATAAAAATGACTAATTTTATTATTGGTGCTTTGGTTGGGCTTGTGCTTGGTTTTCTAATAGCCTATAGAACAGTAACCGAAATGTTGAACGAATTAGACGAGAATAATAAAGAGGAAAATGCCAATGGAACTGAAAGCAAATCTGATAAGACCTAGACCGTGGCGTATTGGTGTGGATTGTGATAATGTCATTAATAATTTAGTAGAGAGCATTATTGATGTTTATAATAAGGACTATAATGATAATTTGTCCGTTGCCAATATAACTACCTATAATATGAGACAGTTCTTTAAAAATGTATCTCAGGACAAATTTTATGACTATTTCACGGATAAGAGGGTATGGGACAACATAAAAGTGCTTGAAAATTGTGTTGCTACATTGAAGAAATACCATGATTTAGGTTGTGAAATCTATATAGTAACAGCTACAGCCCCACAGAATATTTCTAGTAAGGCAGCTTGGTTACAAGAACAACTTCCATTTTTAAATATGTATGATAGTCTCATAGCCATAAAGAACAAACAAATGCTCGGTAGGGATATTGACATTCTAATTGATGATTGCGTAGACAATTTAGTTGGTGGCTATTATCATAAAATTTTATTTGATTATCCATGGAATAGACTTGGGTTTGAGTCATACGAAAACAACGCTCATATGTTACACCAAAGATATCGTTGTAGGAATTGGAATGATATTGATGAGGCAATTAACATAATTATGAAAACTGATATGGGTACAGAAATAGAATTAGACTTAAAGCCAGAGAATATAGGGGATACAGAAAACGAACAAAGAATAGAGTTTGTTGTGAATGATGATAAGGAGCGATAAAATGAAAGTAATAAAAAAGGACGGAACATTAGAAGATTTTGATTATCAAAAAATAATCAATGCCTGTAGCAAATCGGCTAACAGGGCACTAGAAAATCTTTCGGATAAAGATTATGAAAAAATTTGCTCTGCTGTTATGGACTACATAATGGAAGAAGATTTAGAAAATGATTGCATTTCAGTTGAGGCAATACACGCAATAGTCGAACGAACTTTGCTTGACCTTTACCCAAAATCAGGTGAATGTTATAGGCAGTATAGAAATTACAAAAAAGATTTTGTTCATATGATGGACGATGTATATACTAAATCCCAAGGTATTCGTTATATTGGTGACGTTTCAAATGCCAATACTGACTCTACTATGAACAGCACACAGCGTAGTTTGATTTATGGCGAGTTAAATAAAAATCTGTATGACAAATTTTTCTTAAATGTTGAAGAAAGACAGGCAGCGAGAGAGGGCTACATCTATATCCACGACAAGAAAGACAGACTTGATGGTATAAACTGTTGCATTTTCGATATGGCAAATGTTTTGTCTGGCGGTTTTGAAATGGGTAATATTCATTACAACGAACCTAAGACACTTGATGTAGCTTTCGATGTCATAAGCGATGTAACAATGTCAGCGGCTAGTCAACAATACGGAGGATTTACGATACCTAGAGTTGATACTCTTTTAGCTCCATATGCCGAAAAAAGTTATCAGAAATATGTTGATGAATACCTAAGCATATGTGATAACGGTAATAAGAATAAAGCTGACGAATATGCAACCAGAAAAGTCTATCGAGATTTTGAGCAGGGTTTTCAATCATGGGAAATGGCATTTAATTCTGTAGGATCGTCAAGAGGCGATTATCCTTTCATCGCTATTAGTTTCGGCATAGGTACAAACAGGTGGGAAACCATGGCAAGCGAGGTGGCATTAAAAACACGAATGGGCGGACAAGGAAAAGAGGGCTTTAAAAGACCTGTACTATTTCCAAAGCTGACGTTTTTGTACGATGAAAATTTACATGGTAAAGGTAAAAAGTTAGAATGGCTTTTTGATGTTGCCATTGATTGTAGCAGTAAAGCGATGTATCCAGATTTTTTGTCCTTGACAGGAGACGGTTATATTCCTGAGATGTATAAGAAGTACGGAAAAGTCGTCAGTTTGATGGGTTAAAAATTACACTACGGCTCATCTAAAACTTCGTAAACCTACAAATGTAGGGTGTACAATTCACGTTTTAGGAATTATAGGAAATGATAATTAGGAATTGTGCTAACAGGGAACTAAAAAAATCCTGTGCGAAATTCAAAATAACTAAATAATTTACATAAACCGACAAAAAGGAGAGGACAAAACGAAGGAATATAAAGAATATGACGGTTTCTTAGTGGACGAAGAACTGAACATATACAGCAAAAGAACTATGCGTAAATTAAAACCATATCTCGGTACAGATGGATATTTGCAAGTTCAATATAGAATGGAGAATCATAAACAACACCATAATAGAGTTCATGTGATTATAGCACATTGTTTTATTCCAAACCCTAATAATTATAAATACATAAATCATATTGATAGCAATAAAACCAACAACAATATTGATAATTTGGAATGGTGTACTAATTCATATAATGTTCTGCATGGTTGGCACAGTGGAAACAGGATTCACAAAAATAGAACAAAGGTGTTTGTATTTGATTTTGACAACAATATTGTTGATAGTTTTTCATCAATTAGAGAATGAGGTAGAGTATTGAACTTAGATAGACATAAAATAGCAAGAGTTTTAAAAGGGGAACTTCCCAAAAATTATTTAGGTTATTATTTTAGTTATTTTGATAATCGTCAAGAGACTATCGAAAACATAGCATAAGTGAAAGACTTGTGTGAAGAAGTGAATAGAGTACACATAAGGTGCGACTCTTTATGTGGAACAGCGAAGTACACAACATTTGGTAACAGAATGTTGTGTAAAGATATAGTCCAATGGCATTATGCCATTGTGTAGAGCTTCGTTGTCACCTTGGTTTGTAAGGGGCGGCATGAAACCAAAAGACGAAAATGATTACCCTGTCTTTGAGGGTAGATTTAATCTTGGTGCAATATCATTACATTTGCCGATGATATTAGCAAAGGCAAGGCAGGAGAATAAAGATTTTTATGAAGTTCTTGATTATTACCTCGAACTTATAAGAAATCTGCACAAAAGAACATATGAATTTTTAGGAGAGAAAAAGGCATCAACAAATCCAATGGGATTTACTCAAGGTGGTTTTCTTGGTGGTAATCTCAACCCTAATGATAAAATAAAACCAATACTTCCAGCTATGACTATGAGTTTTGGTATCACTGCTTTAAACGAATTACAGCATTTGTATAATGGTAAGTCACTTGTAGAAGATAGTGATTTTGCCTATGAAGTAATGCAATACATAAATGACAAGACAAATGAATTTAAAGAACAAGACCATATACTATACGCAATTTACGGCACTCCTGCTGAGAGCCTGTGTGGGCTTCAAGTTGAACAATTCCGCAAGAAGTATGGTATCATAGAGGGCGTATCAGACAGACCATACGTTTCCAACTCATTCCATTGTGGCGTATGGGAACATATTACCCCAGTTCAGAAACAAGATACTGAAAAGCGTTTTTGGAATTTGTTCAATGGTGGAAAGATACAGTATTGTCGTTATCCTATATCGTATAATAAGGAAGCTATAAAAACACTTGTAAGACGTGCTATGGATTACGGATTTTATGAGGGTATAAATTTAGCATTATCATATTGTGAGGATTGTGGTTACGAACAACTAGAAATGGATAAATGCCCGAAGTGTGGGTCGGAAAATATAACTCAGATTGATCGAATGAATGGCTATTTAGGCTTTACTAGAATACATGGTAAAAGTAGATATAATGCCGCAAAGGTTGCAGAGATAAAGGATAGGGTGAGTATGTAATGAACTATCATAATATAACCAAAGATGATATGTTAAATGGTGACGGGCTTAGAACTGTCCTTTGGGTATCAGGCTGTAGTCACCGTTGTCAAAACTGTCAAAACCCACAAACTTGGGACAAAAATAATGGTATACCATTTGATTTAGATACTTTCTTTGAAATATGTGATTATTTAGACAAACCATATATTTCAGGTATCACATTTTCGGGCGGTGATCCTTTACTACCAGATAATCGTGAAATCATACAAGCAATATCTACATTGGTTAAATTTTATCATCCTACAAAAACTCAATGGCTGTATACAGGTTATAAGTGGGAAGAAATTAAAGATTTGCCTATTATGGAGTATCTTGATGTAATCATTGACGGTCAATACGAAGATAGTAAACGTGACATAACATTAAAATGGCGAGGGTCAAGCAATCAGAGAGTTATTGATGTGCAGAAAAGCCTAAAACAAAACCAAGTAGTATTGTGGTGCGATTAATAACAAAAAAATAAAGGGCTTGCATACAAACAAACCCTTAAACAAGTCATTAGCCACCATAGAAATTATAATGTGTTCAATATTATGTTTTCTGAATGGTGGCGACTAATGACTCTATTAATTATAACATAAAGCAAAAGAAAAGTAAAGGAGATAAAATGATAACGACAGTAAAATTTGCAAAGACAAAACCAAACGCAATTATACCAACCAAAAGACTAGAAGATGCAGGCTATGATGTTTATCCTTGTTTTGACGAAGATTACATAATAATAAAACCACATACTACGGTTATAATACCGACAGGCATAGCTTCAGCTTGTGATACAGATTACTGTTTCGTATTGCACGAGAGAAGTTCAACAGGCACTAAGGGCATGGCACAGAGGTGTGGAATAATTGACAGTGGCTATCGTGGCGAGTGGGGTGTTCCAGTTGCTAATACAAATGACGTACCAATCATTATTTTCAAAAAGCTTTTTGCTGCTATGGCTTACGATTGCATTTTATATCCATATGAAAAAGCCATTTGTCAGGCTCTTGTACTTCCTGTTCCAGAAGTTGAGATAGAAGAATACACATACGAGGAGCTTAAAACCATTCCGTCAGAAAGGGGTACAGGTCGCCTTGGTAGTAGCGGAAAGTAAGATTATGAATAAAAAAATGAAAAAAAGCAAAACAGCTTTGGTAACAAAAGGTAAAAAGAAAATACCAATAAATATCATTATACATAATCCAAACAACATGGATAAATTCAATGATTATTATTCATCTGTTATTATTGATACGATAAAAAAAATAGCATAAATATAAAGGTGTCCGACAATGGCAAATATTGTCGGACACCTTTATATTTATTGACTTTTTTCAGAAAATATGCTATAATGAAAAACTATCTACAAAAAGGAGACATATAAATGAGAATAGCAATATATTCAAGAAAATCAAAATTTACAGGCAAAGGTGAAAGTATTGGAAATCAAGTTGAAATGTGTCGAGATTATATCGCTACAAATTATAATGGCGAAGAACATTCCATACAAGTATTTGAAGATGAAGGCTTTAGCGGTAAAAATCTTGACCGACCACAATTAAAAAAAATGATAGAAATAGAAAATGTCATACCATTTGATTTAATAGTTGTGTATAGATTAGACAGAATTAGCCGTAATGTAGGCGACTTTGCTTCTTTAATTGAAAAGCTAAATAAAAAGAATACGTCATTTGTATGCGTAAAAGAACATTTTGATACAGGTAACTCTATGGGACGTGCAATGATGAACATAGCTGCGGTTTTTGCACAGTTAGAAAGAGAAACTATAGCAGAGCGTATTAAAGATAATATGTATCTTTTGGCAAAAGAAGGTCATTGGCTCGGAGGAACGACACCATTAGGCTATAAATCCATTGAAGTTACAAATGGTAAAATGACACATTTTGAACTTATCATTGATGAAAGTCAAATAGATTTGGTAAATATAATTTTCAGTAAATATAAACAGCTTGGTAGCATTAACGGAGTAGAAACATATTTGTTTGTGAATGGTTATAAAACTCAAAAAAATAACTATTGGCATAAATCTAATGTAAAACGCATTTTAACCAATCCAATCTACTGCATTGCGGATATTGATAGCCTAAATTATTTCACTGAGTTAGGCTGTAATGTTTGTTTCACACTTGACGATTGCAATGGCAAGAAAGGCATTTATCCGTATAATAGGTTTTCAGGACAAAAAAGAGAAATGCAATCATATGATCGATGGATTATTACTATATCAGAACACCAAGGAATTTTGGCAGGCAAAGAATGGGTGGCTATTCAGCAACAATTAAAGGCAAATTCAAAAGATGGTTTCGGTGGGAAAGCAAACGAAAGACGTTCCACTAGCAATACTTCACTTCTATCGGGCGTACTGTTCTGTTCATGCGGAGCTTATATGCGACCAAAAAAATATCCATCGGGAAATACCTTTTATATTTGTGAAAACAAAATGGATAAAAAAATAACTGAGTGCAATAATTCTAACATCAATGCAGATGAATTAGATAAAATAATCTTGAACGAGTTATTTTCTTTCGATATAAAAGATGGTGTTGTTGATTCACAAATTCAAAATCTAAAAGAACAAGTTGCAAATATTGACAATGATTTGCAAAAACAAATTGGACGTTTAAAAAAGCAAATAGAAACTAATAAGAACACGGTGAATAAATTTATGAATATCGTGGCTCTATCTATTGAAAATGATACGCCAGAACAAGTGGTTGAAGTTTACAATCAGAAAATAAATGAGTTATTAAATCAAAATAAAATAACTCAAAAAAGAATTGACGAGTTGCAAGATATCAATATTGTTCAAGCAAAGATGAATGATAAATTAAACAGCTTGACAGATGCTATGGTATATCTTAAAGAAAATTTTGACAAATTAACTATTGTAGAAAAAAGAGGGTTTGTTAAAAAGATAGTTGATAGGATAGTTTGGGACGGCAAGAATATCAATATTTTTATTAAAGGTATTTCAGAATTATCAGAATAA